CTTAAAAATTCCTCCGGGGGAACATTTTTGGAAAAACTTTAGTGCTGCGTGGAGGGTACACCGCATATTTGGATTCTCTTTCCTCTCCTTTCTTGATCCAAAACACCTCCTCGCTTCTTGTGGTCATCGCCATGCGATGTGCCCTCCACAGAGCACTAAAACAACTTCGAAAGTAGGTGATATTTGTGGCAAAAGCTAAGCAGGTTGAGCCTGAACCTACAAGAAACATTCGTAGAAAGGCACTATCTCCAGACGCAAGGGAGAACCAACTTATCGCTTTGGCCATGGATACTGCCGAAGAGCGCATGCTGAATGGTACTGCGTCCTCTCAAGAGATCGTACATTTTCTTAGATTGGGCTCTTCGCTTGCTCGGCTTCAGAAAGAAGAGATTCGCGAGCGTATTGAGCTCGATAAGTCAAAGGTCAAAGCCATTGAGTCTGCCGATGAGTACAAGAAGCTCTATGAGGAAGCTATTCAGGCAATGAAATCTTACGGAAGCGCCAACACTTAGGAGTTGTAATGAGTAGTTCGCTATATTTGGTTCACCACGGTATCAAAGGCCAAAAGTGGGGCGTTCGCCGATTTCGTAACGAGGATGGCACCCTAACCGAAGCAGGAAAGAAGCGATACAAAGTTGGCTCTGACGGCCAGCTTGTCAAGCTTACCCGTGCAGAGAAAGTCGAACGCAGGAAGAAAGCCGACCGTCAGTTGATGGAGGATTACACCTCTGGTCGTAAAGTAAGTCTTGCCGGAAGTGTAAAAGCGCGAGTCCACATGGGCGTGTCTAAGAACAACGCTCAGCACGAGTTTGTCACAGATAAGAAGAATCAAAGCCTTGTTGATGAATACAACGATGCTCAGAAGTCCCTTACGGCCTTTAAAGATTTCCGCAGGAATGCCCCTGGCGACATCGACGAGGGCTCAACAACCGGACAGCTTCTGAAAATTTCAGAAGATAGTGCGTATACGCGAATGGATAGAGCTTCTGCTCGGTTGGCCGAGGCACAGGGTCGGCATGTATACAATCGCCTCGTTGAGGAATACGGGCAGGTTGGAGCTGATAGATTCATCGAAGAGTCTATGTTTATGCCTTTTCGAAAAGCAGGCGAGGAGTATGTCGACGTAGTTATTCGCGAGCGTCGTAACGCACTACGTGTTCTCTAGGCTTGATTGTGGGGGGGTAAATGGAACAGCATCTCTATCTCGCTCACCACGGCATCAAAGGTATGAAGTGGGGCGTTCGTAGATTTCGTAATCCAGACGGTACGCTTACTGAAGCAGGTAGAAAGCGATATTCTGTTCGCGGCACAAGTAACAAGAGAGCTGTTAAAAAAGCAATTTCCTTGTCTGTAAATAGTAGGGAGAACCGAAATAAAGCCGTAGCGGAGTTAAAGAATTCCTTACTTACGAGTAAAAGAATTCGACAGAACGCCGAAAAACAACGTCGGTCAAGACGTCTTTGTTACGACGAGTACGCGAGGTTGTATAATAAATTTGCCAAGGAAAATGGCGAGGAAACAATAGATGCAGAAGGCTTCGACTTTAGAAAAGACTGGACTAAACTTAACAGTGATGTCGACTCTAAAATTTGGGATTCTCGTCGACCGGAGACAGAGCATTTTTTCAATTTGCTTCGTGAAAACGAGGTTCTTCGATCCCAAGCAGATGCAGAAGAACGAAAGATAATGCAGACGTATGTCAGCAGATTTAATGACGCGCTAGTATCCGATGTTCCGAATGATGGTACCCCAGAGGCAAAGGCCGCGATTGTTCGTTATAGCGGATATGAAGTGGACGGCCTCCTACGGCAAAACAGCATATTTAGGGAGTATCTATCTTCTGATGCGTATGACGAACTATATAAGCTTCGCGGCGGAAACAACGACCCATTTGACATTTAATTCTTCATGCCTAAGGCGGATTAATTAAAAGGAGGCAGCCATGGGCTACTTGTCCAATACTGCTACTCCTAAGTATTACGGTCAGTTCCGTGCAGATGTTCTTGCTGGCAAGATTCCTGTGTGCCGAGAAATCTCCATGGAGATGAATCGTATAGATGCACTCATCGCAAACCCAGGAGTCTATTACGACAGCGAGGCTGTTGAAGGGTATATTCGTTATTGCGAGAATGAGCTGACCTTAACAGACGGCTCAGATTTGCAGCTTCTTGATTCGTTCAAGCTATGGGCAGAACAAATCTTCGGTTGGTACTACTTCATTGAACGAACTGTTTTTGAGCCGAATCCCGATGGCATTGGCGGGCGCTACGTCAACAAGATGGTCAAGCGTCGTCTCATCAACAAGCAGTACCTGATCGTTGGACGAGGTGCAGCAAAGTCTCTCTACGACTCTTCGATTCAGTCGTACTTTCAGAACATCGACACCTCAACGACGCAGCAAGTTACTGTTGCCCCGACCATTGTTCAAGCCGACGAGGTCTTGTCTCCAATACGAACGGCCATTACTCGAGCAAGAGGGCCTCTGTTCAAGTTTCTTACGGAAGGTTCTCTCCAGAACACGACGGGCTCAAAGGCGAATCGTCAGAAGCTCGCCTCAACGAAGGAGGGCATCAAGAACTTCCTGACTAACTCCATCATCACCGCAAGGCCAATGTCTATCGACAAGCTTCAGGGACTTCGATGCAAGGTGGCTACGATTGATGAGTGGCTATCTGGTGACATTCGCGAGGATGTAATTGGTGCAATTGAGCAAGGCGCATCGAAGATTAATGACTACATCATCATTGCAACCAGCTCCGAGGGTACAGTACGTAACGGAGCCGGCGATACAATCAAAATGGAATTAATGGACATCCTCAAGGGCGATTACAAGAATCCGCACGTGTCCATTTGGTGGTACCGACTTGATGACGTTAAGGAAGTCGGCATTCCTGAGTTGTGGCTTAAGGCCAATCCTAACATCGGAAAGACCGTAAGCTATGAGGCGTATCAACTCGACGTTGAGCGTGCCGAGAAAGCGCCTGCAACTAGGAACGATATTCTCGCCAAGCGCTTTGGAATCCCAATGGAGGGATTCACATATTACTTCACGTACGAGGAGACGCTTTGTCATCGTCATCGAGACTTTTGGCAGATGCCGTGTTCCCTTGGCGCAGACCTTTCCCAGGGCAATGACTTCTGCGCGTTCACGTTCCTGTTCCCGCTTGGTCGTGGAGAGTTCGGGGTTAAGACACGATGCTACATCTCGGAGCTCACACTATCAAAGCTTCCTGGAGCGGCTCGTATTAAGTACAACGAGTTCATGGAAGAGGGAAGTCTCATTGTTCTTGGCGGGACAATCCTCGACATGATGGAGGTCTACGAGGACCTCGACAACTACATTGCTCGAGTCGAGTATGACGTTCGGTCGTTCGGTTACGACCCATACAACGCTCGAGAGTTTGTTGACAGATGGACATCAGAGAATGGTGCGTATGCAGTTGAGAAGGTAATTCAGGGCGCAAAGACAGAGTCTGTTCCTCTTGGCGAGATCAAGAATCTTGCATCCGAGCGTCTCCTTCTGTTCGACGAGAGTCTCATGAATTACGCCATGGGCAACTGCATTGTCATGGAGGACACCAACGGAAATCGAAAGCTTCTCAAGAAACGGTACGAGGCAAAGATTGACGCGGTGTCTGCTCTAATGGATGCGTTTGTCGCGTACAAGCTTAATCGTGAAGCGTTCGAGTAGGAAGAAAATTCAAAATGGAACAGCATCTCTATCTCGCCCATCACGGCATCAAAGGCATGAGATGGGGCGTCCGACGATTCCGAAACAGGGACGGTACGCTTACTAACGCCGGTAAAGAACGTTACGGAGATGATTCGTCAGGAAAGCGTAAACATATTACGCATCGCGAAAAGCTTGTTGCAAAGTATCGCGAAAAAGGAATGTCACAAAAAGAGGCCGAGGCCGCTGCCGAGAAGCGCATTTCAATAGAGAAGAAAGTTGCTATTGGCGCCGGTGTCGCCTTGGCGGCTGTTGCGGCATATGGCGCGTATAAGTATATTAACAGTGATAAGCTTGATCCGAACACTTTCCTAGATTCGCAACTAATGCGAAAGACATTTGAGTCTACAGATTTCGACACGGCAATTAACGATGATCTTCGTAAGATTAATCGCGAAGGCTGGGCTGGGCATATATTACTTAGGGGACGAGAGGTAAATTGCACATCCTGCTCTATGGCTTATGAGATGCGTCGACGCGGCTATGACGTCATCGCAGGAAAAAGAGCATTTCGCGGTCGAACTAATGAAGAAATGGAACGATTCTTCCAAGGGGCGGAGTTTAAAAGACTGGGCACCTCTTTCTACGATGCTTCTGACCCAGAAAGTTTTACGAGATGGCTTCATTCCGGTCTTCCAGAGACTAAATGGGAATGCGCCGAGCTAGAATTGCTTCAGCAGGGAGAGGGCGCTCGAGGAATTATTAATGGATGGTTTGTTCAGGGAGGTGGCCATTCAATAGCTTATGAAGTGCACAACGGTAGAGTGCACTTTGTTGATGGCCAAATTGGCAGACAGTATAAGGATGCATACGAAGCAATAGGGCAGATGAAGGACTTTGACTTTCTTCGAACAGATACGCTTGCACTCACTAACGATGCTGCTGAGACAGTTCTTAATAATACAAAGCGCAGTTTGCTACGAGAGCTTCCGTCTAATTTTGCTATTGAGGGAGGGGTTCTTGGCGCTGCCGCTACGGTAAAAGTTGCCAACGCACTAGACAACAGACCACGCACACGGCCTAAAAAGAGGCGTCGTATTGGAGGATAAATGGTTACCGAAGAGCGTGCAAAACAGCTTGTACTGAAGAGGTTCCCCGGATACGTTGTTGAGTGGTGCGTTCCATACAAGAATGCGTTCGTTGTTATGGCACATCCAGATGATGGCCCAGAAGATCATGAGCATGGTGCGTATCCTGATCCGTTCTACAAGGTTAATAGACTCACCGGAATGATTAGTCAGTTCGTCCCCATGGCAGAGAAGGATTTTGGCAAGTCGTTCTTTGCTGCCGTCGAACGGTCATTGGGTAATGTTTAGTAATGAGGACATATTCCGAAGCAATTCTCTATCCGGACTTCGAGCGCCGATTTAACTATCTCAAACTTGACGGCATTGTTGCGCACTCGACTTTTGGCGGTCATCGATATTTAAACCAGGTTTTGTATCGGTCAGATGAGTGGCGCCGCATTAGGCGCGAAGTAATTCTTCGAGATGATGGCTGCGACTTGGCTATAGCAGACCGTCACATTCGAGGGAAGATTCTTGTTCATCACCTAAACCCAATAACACAAGAGGACATTGTTAATCGTGCATCGTGCGTTTTCGATTTAGATAACCTCATCACGGTTTCTTTCGAGACACACAATGCGCTCCATTATGGCGATTATTCCCTTGTTAGAAAAGAAGTAACAACCAGAAGACCAAACGATACATCTCCATGGTTAGGAGGTTGATGTGGATAGTATTCTTACGTCTGTAAAGAAGCTCCTTGGTATCGCTGAGGAGTATACGCAGTTTGACCAAGACATCATCATGCACATCAACTCGGTTTTTCTAACGCTCTTAGAGCTTGGGGTTGGACCGGTTGATGGCTTCGCCATTGAGGATGCCACGACTGAATGGTCAGAGTTTATTCCTGACAATGACGTGCTGCTCAATGCCGTTAAGAGCTACATGTATCTAAAGGTGCGGATGCTGTTTGATCCGTCGCTCACTTCTTCAGTTTTAGAGCTTATGAAAGAGCAAGCTAAAGAGTTCGAGTGGCGGATGAACGTAATGGTCGATCCGACCGACACGTTTAAGAGTTAGGAAAATTCAAAATGGAACAGCATCTTTATCTCGCCCACCATGGCATCAAAGGCATGAAGTGGGGGGTCCGGCGATTCCGCAATGAGGATGGCACACTTACTGAAGCAGGCAAGGCTCGCGCTCAAAAGAAAGCTGACCGAGATGCAGATAGAGCAAAGCGAGATGAGTATCGTCGTGCGTCAAAGAATAGACGAAGCCTAACGGATGACGAACTTAAGCGGCGTATTAATCGGCTTCAAATGGAAAAGCAGCTTAAGGACCTAACGGATAGCAATCTTCAGTCGTCTGGTAAGCGTGCGGTTACTGAAGTTCTTAGCACTTCTGGAAAGCGTGTAGCCGGCGCCGTACTTGTCGGAGCAACTATGTACGCCGGAAAGGCGATTCTAACCGGAGAGTTTGACCCGGTTCAAGCGGCACAGTATATTTTCGCAAATCCGAATAAGAAGAAATAACGGAAAATTCTACAAAGGATTGCGTACAAAATGCTTGGAGGCAATAATGCAAGATCATCTCTATCTCGCTCACCATGGCATCAAAGGTATGAAGTGGGGCGTAAGGCGATTTCAGAATGCCGATGGAAGCCTGACGTCTGCGGGTAAGCAACGTTACGGAGTTGACGGAGGCAGCGGAAGTGGCAGTTCACCAAAGAAGCTGACTCGGGCCGCTCGAGCCGCATACAAACGTGCAGATGCCGCTCAGCGTGCATACAATTCCAGTACAGCAAAGAACGCGAAGAAGAATGCTTTTGACCGTGAGGTTGCCGAGGAGTGGCGAGAGGCAGCCAAGGAGGATCCAAAACGCAAGGCGCTATACGATAAGTATTATCGAGAAGATATGGCGCGAGCAAAGAAAAATGCTGCTGCCAGAAAAGAATACGATGATGAGTGGCTCGAGATCCGCGACGACCAGCGCAAAGTCGGTGACCGCACTCAGCAATACCACGATAATGCAAAGAAGTATTGGGACAACATGTCCACCGGAAAGAAGATTGGTACAGTAGCTCTTTACGGAGCTTTTGGCGCTCAGCAGTATGTTGCGGCAAAGGGCAATGGCGATAGAACAACTACCGCAGCTGCTAAAACACTTATTTCTGGATCTTTGGCCGGTCCGATTGGCCACATGATTGTCAACAATCTTGATCGCGGTGAGTATGCTCGTAGGGATGATTAGTTTAGCTGTCATGGTCGGAAAGCAAATAGTAGGAAGCCTTTCTAGATTCTGATTGGCGTGCGATGAAAGAAGAAATTCAAAATGGCTTTTCTAGACCGCCTTAAACATGGGTGGAACGCCTTTCTCAATGACAGTGAACCGAAGGCGCCCTACTCGTACGGCTTTTCATATGGTAGTCGTCCGGACAGAGTTAGGATGACTCGTGGCAACGAGAAGTCAATCATCACAGCAATCTACAATCGTATTGCAAGTGATGCCGCAGCAATTGACATATTGCATGTGCGCCTTGATGAGGATGGGCGCTATCTCGAAACCATCAATTCTGGACTAAACAACTGCCTTACTCTCGATGCGAATATTGACCAAACTGGACGCGCGTTTATACAAGATGCCGTGATGTCGATGTTCGACGAGGGCGTCGTCGCGATTGTTCCTGTTGACGCGTCAATCAACCCCGCAGTGTCAGCCTCTTTTGATATTACCACGATGCGGACCGCCAAGATTATTGAGTGGTTTCCAAGGCACGTTCGTGTCCGAATTTACAACGACCGCACCGGAAAGTACGAAGAGAAGGTCGTGCCGAAGTCGGTTACGGCAATTATCGAAAACCCGTTCTACGCGGTCATTAATGAGCCATCTTCGACAATGCAGCGTCTGATTCGTAAACTGGCGCTGCTTGACGATGTGGATGAGCAGTCGAGCTCCGGCAAGCTCGACCTAATTATTCAGCTGCCGTACACGATTAAAACGGAAGCACGACGTAAGCAAGCAGAAAACCGCCGCAAAGACATAGAGCTACAGCTTGCTGGCAGTAAGTATGGCATTGCATACACCGATGCGACCGAACACATCACACAACTGAATCGCTCAGTAGAGAACAACATGTTGTCGCAAATCGAATACCTGACCAACATGCTCTACAGCCAAATGGGCATTACTCAGTCGGTTCTTGATGGAACCGCGAATAGTGAAACGATGCTCAATTACTATAACCGAACCGTTGAGCCAATTCTCGCTGCGATTACGGATGAGATGCGGCGAAAGTTTCTTAGTAAGACTGCTCGAACGCAGAGGCAATCCATCGAATACTATCGTGATCCATTCAGGCTCGTTCCGGTAGACAAGTTCGCGGAGATTGCCGACAAGATGCGTCGCAATGAGATCATGACGTCCAATGAGCTTCGTCAAAAGATTGGCATGCGTCCATCTCAGAGCGAAAAGGCCGATACGCTTGAGAATCCGAATCTTTCTCAGCCTAACGGAGAGCAGCAAAATCCTGAGCAAATTCAAAATGGACCGATGGAATGATGGGAGGTAAGATGTACGATTTCGCTGGGTGGGCGACAAAGAATGACATCCGTTGTTCCGACGGTCGCATCATTCGACACAACGCATTTAAGGAATGCGATGGCAAGACTGTTCCGCTTGTTTGGAATCATGACCACAACAATCCGGATCAGGTGCTTGGCCATGCAGAGCTTGAGAATCGTGATAGCGGTGTTTATGCATACTGCTCGTTTAACGATACTCGAGCAGGCCGGAATGCTAAGGAGCTTGTGCGGCATGGCGATGTCGTGTCTCTTAGTATTTATGCAAATAGGCTAAAGCAGCAGGGTAGTGAAGTTCTTCACGGGGCAATCCGTGAAGTGTCCTTGGTGCTTGCTGGTGCAAATCCCGGTGCTTTGATTGAGTCGGTAATTGAGCATGGAGAGCTCTCCGACGAAGAGGCGGTTATTTATACGGGGGAACATATTTCTCTGTATCACGCCGATAGTGAAACTGACGACGAAGATAAGGAGGCCGACGTGGCCGACGATAGGAACAAGGGTGGCAAGACCGTAAAGGACGTCTTTGATTCCCTTACCGAGGAGCAGAAGCAGGTCGTTTATTTCCTCATTGGCAATGCCGTTGAGGAAGCTCGGGACGGTGGAGATTCCGACGATGTTGAGCACTCTGACGATTACTACGACTACTACGATGGAGGTAGCATGAAGTACAACCTTTTCTCTGATGAGGGTGACCCCCAGGACAGCCTTTCTCATGCTGAGTCCGAGGCCATCTTTACCGATGCCAAGCGTGGCGGCTCCCTCAAGCAGGCTGTGATTGAGCACGGCATCGAGCAGATTGATTGGCTGTTCCCCGAGGCCAAGAACCTCGATAATCCGCCCGCGTGGATTACCCGTCCCCAGGAGTGGGTAAGCACCGTCATGGGCGGCGTTCACCACTCGCCGTTCAGCCGCGTCAAGTCCTCGTATGCCAACCTCACCGAGGACGAGGCTCGTGCCCGAGGCTACATTAAGGGCCATCTGAAGAAGGAGCAGGTGTTCTCGCTCCTGCGTCGTAGCACCACGCCTAAGACCATCTACAAGACCCAGAAGATTGATCGTGACGATGTCATCGACATCACCGACTTCGACGTGGTCTCCTGGATCAAGGGCGAGATGCGTGGCCAGCTTGATGAGGAGATTGCTCGTGCTATTCTGGTCTCCGACGGCCGCGAGCCTTCTGACGAGGACAAGATTGACGAGCTCAACATTCGTCCTATTTGGACCGATGCTGACCTCTTCACCATTAAGGCTCTTCTGACTCTCCCGACCGCGACCACTCCTGAGCAGAAGGCTAAGGCGTTTATTCGCGCTTGCGTCAAGGCTCGTAAGAACTATCGTGGTTCTGGTCAGCCGACTCTGTTCACCACCGAGGACATGCTCACCGACATGCTTCTTCTTGAGGACCTCAACGGCCGCATCATCTACGACTCCGAGGCAAAGCTTGCTACCGCTCTTCGCGTTGGCAAGATTGTCACCGTGCCTGTGATGGAGGGTCTGACTCGCGAGGTCAGTGGCGTTACTCATGCGCTTGATGGCATCATTGTCAACCTTGCTGACTACAACGTGGGCGCCGATAAGGGCGGCAGCGTCAACATGTTCGATGACTTCGACATCGACTACAACAAGTACACCTATCTGATTGAGACCCGTTGCTCCGGCGCTCTTGTCAAGCCGTTCTCGGCGATTGCCATTGAGTCTGCGATTGACAATAGTGCTTCTGTGATTACCTTCACTGCTGGCGGCATGGCTGAGGCATTCGTCCAGGCGTACGAGCTCGATTACACCACTCACCGTGCCGGCATTCTCGCTACTGATAGCTTCACGGGTGACGGTTCAAAGAAGACGTTCACTCTCAGTCACACGCCCGCTTATGACGTTCTCGAGAGCGTGACTGTCGACGGGACCGCTACCACTGCGTACTCGGTGTCCGGCACCACGCTGACCTTTACTACCGCTCCTGCCAACGGAAAGACGGTCGAGGCTAAGTACAAGTACGTCGGTTAATTCAAAATGGAGTAGCCAATGGCTCGATACTATGGAATGATCGGCTTTTCAAATGGGTCGGTCGAAACGGTCCCTGGTGTGTGGGATGAGGTTATTGTCGAGCGTCCATATTACGGAGACGTTGTACGGAATACGCGACGGCTTCAATCTGGCGAGTATCTGAACGACAACGTTACCGTCACAAATGAAATCAGTATCGTGTCCGACCCGTACGCGCTTCAGAATTTTCACGCGATGCGTTATGTAGCGTGGATGGGAACGAACTGGAAAGTGACGAGCGTTGAGGTTCAGTATCCTCGCTTAATCCTAAGCATTGGAGACGAGTATCATGGGCCAACGGCTTAGTCTTCACGAGGAGCTCGTCAACTTGGCGGGCTCCTCTTTTACTGTATATTTCCAGCCTCCAGAAGGCACGCAAATCAAGTACCCATGCATCATCTACGAGCGCGATAGCGGGGATGCCGACTACGCGAACAATCGAACATACCGTTTCACGCAGCGTTACCAGATTACGGTAATCACTAGGGATGCGGATTGCGACCTTCCGGAGGAGATTCTGAGGCACTTCTCCATGTGCCGCATGGACCGGACGTTCACGTCCGAGAACCTGTACCACCATACTTTGATTCTCTATTATTAAAGGAGGAATCCATGGCCGATCCGACTCCGACCTATGCACTCGTTTGGGACAACGCCGGCAATCAGATTTATGAAACGGGTACCGACAGGGGCGTTCTGTATGTTATGAACAGCTCCGGAGCCTATCCCGAGGGTGTTGCTTGGGATGGCCTTCGCAGCATCACCGAGAGCCCGTCTGGCGCCGAGGAGACCGCCCTGTGGGCCAACAACCACAAGTACGGCTCGCTCTACTCCGCTGAGGAGTTCGGTTTCACCATCGGCGCCTACACCTCTCCCGAGGAGTTCGACGCCTGCGACGGCACCATTAGCATTGCGGAAGGCGTAACCGCCGGCCAGCAGATCCGAAAGAAGTTCGGACTGTCATATCGTACGCTCATCGGCAACGATGTCGACGGCACCGACCACGGCTACAAGATCCACCTCGTCTACGGTGCGACGGCGTCTCCATCCGAGCGCTCGCACTCCACCGTCAACGAGTCCCCCGAGGCCGAGGAGCTCAGCTGGGAGTGCAAGACTGTTCCCGTGGCCGTCTCCAACCTTAAGCCGGCCTCGCATATCATCATCGATTCCACCAAGGCCGACCCCACCAAGCTTGCTGCACTTGAGGCGAAGCTTTACGGAACCGGCGGCACCGGCGGCACCGGCGGCAATACTCCGTACCTTCCGCTGCCCGCAGAGGTTATCACCACCATGTCCTAATTTGTCATATTTGACGTGATAGCGAAGAGGGTCTGCCATGTTCGGTGGGCCCTCTTCATATTTTTTAGAAAGGAAGAAGTATGTTCAGTATCACCAAGACCTATACCGATTACAACGGCATTGAGAAGACCGAAACGTTCTGGTTCAATCTCAATCAGCGCGAGCTTTCACAGCTTGCTCTCGGTCCTTCCGGTGGCCTCGATGGTGTCATCTCTGAAATCGTCAGTACGAACGACATGGGCCGCACGATGGAGCTGCTCGAAGAGATTGTTCTGTCTGCGTATGGCAAGAAGATGCCGGATGGCCGCTTTGCCAAGACGGACGATGACGGACATCGTTATGCCGATCACTTTAAGCAGACTGCTGTTTACGACGAGATTTTTATGGACCTGCTTCTCGACGTTAATAAGCTCATTGCCTTTGTCAATGGTGTCGTTCCGGCAGGTCTGAAGGAGTCCGTTGAGAAGGCGAGCGCCGAGGCACAGGAGCGTATCGCTCAGCTTGAGGCGCGAGTTTCTGCCGAGCACGAAGCTGAGATGTAATGAGGGGCGGGCATGCTCGAACTGACAATAGGCGAAACGGAATTGTGGGACCAGAAGGCCGAGAGGTTTTATACGGTTCACAAGCAAACGCTTACTCTCGAGCACTCGCTCGTCTCACTTTCAAAATGGGAATCGAAGTGGCATAAACCGTTCCTTTCAAGCGAGAAGCTTACAAACGAAGAGCTTCTTGACTATATTCGCTGCATGACAATAAATAGGAACGTAAATCCACTTGTGTATAATTGTCTTACGAACGAACAGTTTAAAGCAATAGAAGAGTATATTGCTGATCCGCATACCGCAACGTGGTTTTCTAAATCTGGAAAAGAAACAGGACCGAAAACTGTTATAACAGCGGAGCGAATCTACCACCTTATGTTCTCGTACGGAATTGATAAGGACTGTGAGAAGTGGCATTTGAACCAGCTTCTTACGCAAATCCGAGTCGAGTACGAGGAATCTAAACCTCAAAAGAAGCGGTCTCCTCGCGAGATTGCCGAACACCATCGCGCCCTTAATGCTGCCAGAAGGAAAGCTAAGCATGGCGGTCTCTGACATGGTCTGGAGGAGCGTTGAAACTAACGACTATTGGGGACTTTTCTAGGACTATCAAGTTCCTAATACGGATGAAACAAGGAGACTATCTTGATCGTATAAGGGCTTGCTGCGACAAGGGCGTTGTTGCGTTGTCACGAGCGACTCCGGTTGATACGGGAAAGACGGCAGAAGCATGGTCTTACACGATCAAGACAACCGCTAAAGGCACCGTGATTTACTGGACGAACTCGAACGTAATTAACGGCTTTAACGTTGCTATTGGTCTTCAGTACGGTCATGCAACCGGTTTCGGTGGATACGTTCAAGGCCTTGACTATATTAATCCGGCGATTCGCCCAGTGTTTGAGTCAATTGCCAACGATATTTGGCAGGAGGTGACCAGAGCATGAGCAGTATCGATGAACGCGTCGTACGCATGGAATTCGATAATAAGCAGTTTGAGAGTGGCGTTAGTACGACAATGTCTACGCTTGAGAAGCTTAACGACGCGCTCAAGTTTCGAAACGCAGCCATTGGCTTCGACGATATTCAAAAGGCGTCTGCGTCCCTGAATTTTGCGCCGCTTAATGATAGCATTTGGCAGGTTCAGCAAAATTTTTCGCTTCTCGGTGAGTTTGCTCGAAACATATTTGACCGAATTTCGAATAGTGTTATTGACCTCGGTTCCAACATTGTTCGTGAAATGACCGTGGCACCGCTCCAAGCGGGTTTCTCTGAGTATGAGCTCATGATGGATTCCGTTAAGACCATCATGGCTAGTGCGGGCGAGCGTGAGGGTAAGAGCCTTGACGACGTAATGGGCTATCTGGATGAGTTGAATACTTATGCGGACAAGACCATTTATTCGTTCTCTGACATGACGTCTAGCATTGGCAAGTTCACCAACGCTGGTGTTGACTTGGATACGGCAGTCAAGGCAATTCAGGGTATTTCGAATGAGGCGGCTCTTGCCGGTGCTAACGCTTCGCAAGCATCGCACGCCATGTATAATTTCGCGCAAGCTCTTTCTGGCGGTTATGTAAAACTTATTGACTGGAGGTCAATTGAAACCGCTCAGATGGCGACTACCGAATTTAGAGAACAGTTGCTTGAAACGGCGGTTGAACTCGGAACCGTTGAAAAGACCGCGGATGGTATGTACCAGGTCCTGTCCAAAAATGGACAGGGCGCTACGATGAAGGGTACCATATCCGCTACTCAAAATTTTAATGATTCTCTTGCATACCAATGGATGACCACTGAGGTTCTTACTACTACGCTTGGTAAGTACGCAGATGAGACCACAGATATTGGTCAGAGAGCTTTTGCGGCGGCAACGGAAGTTAGGACATTTAGTCAGCTTATCGACACCGTAAAGGAAACACTTGGTTCTGGCTGGACAAAATCTTTTCAGTATGTGATTGGCGATCTTGAAGAGTCGAAAGAACTTTGGACTGCCGTAAACAATGAGATTACTGCCATTCTTGACCCGATTGCTCAAGCTCGCGAAGAGATGCTCAAGTTCTGGCATGACAATGGCGGACGAGCGACTGCTATCCAGGCCATTGCCGATGCTTGGGAAGGCGTTAAGACGGTTGTCAGTACGATTTCCGACACGTTCACTGTTGTATTTGGTAAGATGGACGGCGAGAAGCTTGTCGCGATTACGCAAGCGATTGGCGATATTGCCGGTAGGTTTAAGGAATTTGCGACTTCGTACTCGTTTCTAACGCGAATTGAGAAGATTTTTGATGTCATATTCACAATTGCTAGCAAGGGCATAGGCCTGCTTAAGGGCGTCGCAGTAGGCTTGTCTCCGCTTGTCAGTATATTTGCTGACTTTGGCGGTGTTGCCTTTGAGGTTGTGTACAGGGTGGCTAGTTTTGTCCAAACGCTCATGAACGCGGAGAAACCGATTTCTGCGTTTAAGAACAACGCGACATATTTGAAGAATACGCTTCGTCTTGTTGTTTCTGGCATTGAGAATCTTGTTAAGGCTTTACTCGATTTTATCGGCGTTCATATCGAAGGCAATCCTGTCGTTGAAATGTTCGATAAACTTGCCGAGTTTGCGTCTTCGCATTTCGATTTTTCGTTTATGGATGCGCTTGTGTCTGTGGGTAAGGGACTGCTTGCTATATTTGGCTCACTTGGTGGAGTTTTGTCAACCGCACTGAATGGCGTCCTTAACTTTGTTGGCGGCGGGCTTGGCTTTGTGCTTGATGCTCTGAGTGGATTTGCTTCCGGGGCAGAGAAAGCGTCCGATGGAGTACAGAAACTAAGCGATTCTTTTGACGCCATGGGCGCCATTAAGGTCGTCATCGATAGTCTTGGCAGTATTGTTTCGATTGCCGGTAGTAAAATCGTTAACTTTGTGTCCTGGATTGGTGAGAATCTTCCAAAACTGTTCGCATTCCTCGGAAGTCAGGAACTTCACGGCATCATTGTCAATTTCACAAGCCTGATGAGCGGCGGACTTCTCCTCTCGCTTCGCAATTTTGTTGAGGCGCTAAGTTCTAGGGTTGGCGTGAAGAAATCTGGAGGCCTACTTGACTCGATTAAGGAGCTGTTCGGTGGCATAACCGATAAGGCGACCGATGCGATTAATGATTTGTCGGAAGCTCTTTCTGGTTTTCAAGACGCGATTAAGGGCCCTGCGCTTCTCGAGATTGCAATCGCGATTGGGATTCTCGCCGGGTCAATGGCGTTACTCGCGTCCGTTGATCCCGACCGAATGTCAAACGGGATTGCTGGTTTGGCCGCATCGATGGCCATTCTTGTCGTTGCGTTTAAGTTGCTAGAAGGTGGAAAACTCTCAAATCCGCGCGGAATGTCGAGGGTTGCTTCCTCACTAATCAAAATGGCAATTGCCATAGGCATTCTTTCGCTGTCTGTAAAGTTGCTTTCGGGTATTGACATGGACTCGCTTGCGGTCGGACTTGTCGGCGTTGGCGCTATGCTTGCCATGCTCGTGGCGACCGCAGCCGGAATGTCTCGTTTCTCTGGAAACTCGAACAAAGCGGCAAAGGGCATGATTACCTTTGCAATCGCAATAGGAATTCTTTCGCTCTCTGTTAAGGCGTTGTCGAAGCTGAATGTCGATGAGCTTACGCGCGGTCTTGTTGGCGTTGGCGTTCTTCTTGCTGAGGTCGCTGCATTTTCTAGGCTTGTTGACAACAACACGCTGACCGTCAAGTCTGCAACAAGCGTGCTCGTTCTTTCGGTTGCTCTGCGTGTGCTCGCATCATCTGTGAAGTATTTCGCTGCCATGGATTGGACGGACCTGGCAAAGGGGCTTGCTTCTGTCGGAGTTCTTCTCCTTGAGATTGGCATATTTTCAAAGCTCCTTGGCGGATCATCGTTCTCTATCAAGGCTGCTGTCACAATTCTCACTCTTGTGGCGGCTGTTAAAATGCTTGAGGGGACTGTTACAGTATTTGCCGGATTAAAGGGGCTTGAACGAGGGCTTGTTGGCGTTGCTGGGCTGCTCGCCGCAGTTGCCATATTTGCTGCTGCCGTTGGGCATAGTTCGCTTACCGTTTCGGCCGCAGTTAGCGTTGTCATATTGGCCAATACCATCAAGATGCTTTCGGATGTGGTGAAGTCTCTTGGCGGTATGACTTGGTCTGAGATGGCAACCGGAATGGTTGGGCTAGCAGGTAGCGTTGGTGTACTGGTTGCCGCCTTGATGCTGCTTAGTATGGGGTCATCTTCGATGCTTGTTGGGGCAGCAGCGCTTACTGTTGTTGCCGTTGCTTTGCGCATATTTGTCCCAGTTCTTGAGCGGCTCGCCGCCATGGAGATTGGCGACATTGTCAAGGGCTTTGTTACGCTTGGCGTTGCTCTTGTCGCGCTTGGGGCCGGCTCCGTTGTTCTCAGTGCATTGGCGCCATCTATATTTTTGGCTGCGGGTGCTATTACTGTATTTGGCGCTGCATGCGCTATATTTGGTGCGGGGATTGCCCTTGCTTCGGCGGGGATAGTTGCATTCGCCGCTGCGTTAACTGCTAGTGCAGCTGCTATAGTGGCAAGTGCCGGCGTCATATCCACCGGTATTATTTCATTGATTACTTCGATTGTCGTTGGAATCGCTGAAGGCCTGGTGCAAGCTGCGGTAACGATTCTTAACGGAATTAGCGAAATACTGACAGCTCTTGGCGGAGCGATTCACGCTATAGGTGACTTTATTGTTGGTAACATTCCTTATGTTTTGTCTGTGGTCGGTACGCTGGTGCTGTCTGTGCTTGAACTTATTCCGACGTTTATACCTCAGCTTGTTGGTGTCGTTGTGCAGTTTGTCGTTGCGCTTATACAGACAATTGTGACGTGGCTTCCGGTTATTGCTAGCGCATTGGTAACTGGCGTCGTTACGCTAATCAATTCCATCGCTAATGGAATTCGCGACAATGCGCAACCGATTCTTTCCGCCATCGGCAATATTCTTAGCGCAATTATCGAACTTGTTTTGACTGCGCTTGCCGATATTGTTCGCCTTATACCTGGCGTTGGTGACATGTTCGCTGACGAAATCGAAGGCGCGAAGGATGTCGTTCGTGAGAAACTCGCTCCGGACTCGTTCAAGGAGATGACAAGCGACGCCATGGCTGGCGCTGTGGAAGGCGTTTCTGATGGCGGACAAGATCTCGTTGACGCCGCTGGTCAAACTGGAACCGAAACGGTCGATGCGCTGTTGGCGTCCTTTATTAACGGTGACGCAAGTGGGTCGGCTGAGGAATTGGTGTCAACGCTGGTTCCTGGTCTTGAGACCGGTGTTCCGTTAACAGACGAGCAGGCGCAGCAGATGGTCGATCAGTTTAATGCGACGATTGGTGACGGAGATGCAAGCGGTGTTTCGGAAGCGTTTGGTCTTACTGCCGTTGACGGCTTGGGAAGCGTTGCGTCTTTGTTCACGAAAGAGGGCAAGCTTGACGTCAATGCCTTTAAGACGCCAATTAAGTTGGGCGATGCTAGTTCAGATGGCGCGCATCTTGCCAGAACTGGTGCCGACGGTGCTTCGTCTCAGAACAGTGAGTATTCCACCGCTGCAAATGGCGGTGTAGGATCCTATAACGATACGCTTGGTAAGAGTTCTGCATTTTCTTCCGGCAAGTCGCTTCCGAAAACCGGCGCAAAAGGCGCTGACTCCGATGCTTGGCGTCTTGGAAACGCTGGCTCAGGTGCCGGCAGAGCCTACAACAAATCACTTGGCGATAGTTCCGCATATTCTGGTGGACAGAAGCTTCCACAAAGCGGCGCAAAAGGCGCTGACGCCGATGCTTGGCGTCTTGGAAGTGCCGGTTCTGGAGGTGCTTCCGCCTACAACAAATCGCTTGGGCAAGGCTCTGCATATTCTGGTGGACAAGGGCTTCCGAGGAGCGCTGCGCAGGGCGCCAACGATGATACGTGGCGTCTTGGAGATGCAGGCTCAGGAGGAGCTTCCGCCTACAACAATTCGCTTAGACAAGGTTCCTCATATTCTGACGGACAAGGGCTTCCGAGGACCGCCGCGCAGGGTGCCAACGATGATGCATGGCGTCTTGAAGGTTCCGGCCTCAATGGCATGCTTGGCTACGTAAAGGGCATGATGTCAAATTATGCTTATAACCAAGCGTATTCTGCTGGTGTTAGTCTTGTAAATGCGTCCAAGGCTGGTATTGAGTGGAGGGCGCAAATCGCATCGCCGTCAAAGCTTACGGCACGACTCGGTAACTTTGTTTCACAGGGCTTTGCTAACGGAATTTCTGCTTTGTCGGGGACCGTGTACAAGGAGTCGGTTGGGGTTAGTCAAAAAGCCATTGATGGCCTTAGCGGCTCAATTGGCGTAATGTCGAAGTATCTCAACGACGATCTCGATTACGAACCGACGATTACTCCTGTTATGGACCTGTCCGAGGTTCAAAATGGAATTTCACAACTGAATCGGATGGTGGATACCGGCGTTGCGCAGTCCTTTATTGGAGCGGGCATCGACGCTTATCCGCAAATGGTGCTCAGCTCTATAGGTGGAGTTCAAGGCGTTGGCGGTTTTGGCGCCGCTGTTCCCTCTGTCGAGGAGAATGTATACAACATATACATTGACGGCGATTTGTTGGCCACGGATGACCGCCTTAAGGGTGCGTTCGACAGTTTCATGCTGGAGCTAGCTAGAAAGGCGGACATGTAATGGCTCTCGCAAACGGTACATACGTCATTGTGTCCGCATTGAACAGCGAGCGGGCAATCGATGTGTATAATGCTTCTGACGCTGCCGGTGCGAATATTTGGCTGCACTCGCTTAATTACACGTCTGCACAGTTGGCACTGGTTACTGGAACTGCGCCAAAACAAGTTATTCGATTTCCGCTAACGGGCAAAGTAATTGACGTAGCAAATAAGAAGGCAAAGAATGGCGCGAATGTAATCCAGAACGCAGGAAGTAATGCAACAAGCCAAGCTTGGAACATAGTGGCGGACGGAAAGACCATCATATATGCGAATGATGACCAAGCGTATCCTACGTACATAATTAAGTCAGCCCTAAACAATAGCTTCGTACTTGACGTCGTTGGTAATTCAGCAAAAAGCGGTACGAATATACAACTTCATCAAATGGTGTCGGGTCGCAACGGTCAGCGTTGGGCGTTTATTCCTTATGAGACATTGCCCGCCGGATATTACCGTTTCATAGAAGCGCATACCAAAAGTTGCTGTATTTCTTCAAAAGATAAAAACGATGGTGGCCCTGTGTATGCCGCCGGGCCGGACGCCGCTGATACGAAACAGCTGTGGCATGTCATGGGTGATGGAACGGCAGTGACATCCATCAAGAATGTGTATTCGGGGCACTACTTGACCGCGCTTGGTTCCGTGACGCAATCTGGTGTTGCACAAAAAAGAGCGCCAAAGAGCGGCTTAACGTCGTATCAGCGATGGCTTATTCGGGTATGGGGAAGCACCACGTACGATGGCGCGACGTGTCCGGTATTTAGACTTAATCTACAGGCAGGGCCAAGTGTTTGTATTGATGTAACGCATGGCACTAACAAAATAACGCGTGATGTTCGCGTGGTTACCTTTTCTAGCGGAGGAACAATAGGCCAAGACTTTATCGCTGTCCCAGTTACTCCTATAAGCAACAAGATTCCTGCGCCCTCCGATTTGGGTGTTGCATATTCTGTTGGTAATACAAAGTGGATTAACATTTGGGGACGAGGCGGAGGGTATGTTAACGCATATCCTTGTTGGATTGGCGGGTATACAAATTACCAGTTTCGGAAACGCTGGAGAGTTCGTAGGGTGACCGCAGGCGATGATGAATTTGGCGCTTGGTGCGCATGGCGATCGCCAAGTGGCTCGACGGCGAATAGCGGATGGGGCGATGCAAGGAGTCATAATTGTACTCCTAAGCTGGTAAAGGACCCATCTGGACACTCTCGTCGGTATGGAACCGTGTTTGGTTTTAAGTTAACAACAACCGATATCGATAAGGTCGAGTACCAGTATCAGGTTCGTGCTGTCGCAAAGAGCGGAAAGATTCTGTATTGTGGAGCGTCTGCCACACGTTCCGGAAAGTTTTGCTATCAGCCGACACTTACAATCTCTTCTGCGTCGTTCACGGCAGACGGATTGGCAATCAAGTACGCAAGTGACCAAAAGCGAAACAATAACGACTTGGTCATATATGGCGTTAAGTGCGTGCATGGCGGAAAAACGTATACGGTTTATAACGGCGGTAGTTCCGGTTACCCGATTAATGACATTCCGTATAAGGGCACGGCGATACTTCCTGCGTCAAAGATAATCTTCATTCCCTCTGTCGGAGATTCTGTTTCTATCGATTTGCGTTTTAGTAATGTCGATGGCGCATATCGCTATTCTAAGCAGACCATAACAACGACCGTGACAAAGGATGACAATCAGACTCTATCGTTTACCCCATCATACGAGGTTACAGACGGCCTTATGCTGAATGTAAAGTCTGGCGTATCCGGCGCAGACAAGTATGCCCTTTGGATTGACTATGGAGCTCTTGGTGGTGGGTACTCGAAGTACAACGACGCCGATGGCGAATGGCATATTCCGCTAACGTTCAACTATGCGTATACCGTGTACGTTATGGCAAAGAAGAACGGCAAATGGAACATAAAGTCTTCTTCACGAAGCGCTGTAAGTTCAGAAGCATATTTGTTTAACTTTGATACGTCTAGTGGTACGCAGGACTGGCTTCAGGTGCTCGTGAACGCAAACGAACATCCTGTTTTCAAACGCTCTATGTCGTACGATTATTCAACGCATATGACTAATGGAAATGCGCTTGAAGTTGTTCACTTTGGTAACGCGAGGTCCGAACCTCTTACGATTCAAGGAATTCTGCCAAGAAGCTTCAATCTCACGCATTCAACGGTTGCTAAGGCGGAAGCGCTTGTTAGCGCGCACTATGCCTGGCTTCGAATGCCAAATACCTCACACGGAGCGTGGCGTGTAGCGGTCATATCTTGCGATTTCGACTATTCAGAACCTGATTACGTACTCGTTAACATTAGCGTTCGACGTATTAACAATCCGGCAGATTGGTAAGCAAATGCCTAACTGGCTTGACGGCGAGCGCATCGATCGGCTTAAAGTCCGGCTTGTCAATCCAACGAATTATGGTCATGTGGGGTGGCTCTCTGTTACGGGGGCCACCCTTACTGAAAACTATGATTCTGACACAAGAATTCAGGGCACCGTGACTGCGCTCGATGCGGAAAACTACGTGCCGCTTTCTATGGTTCGTATCATTCATGAGGCAAGGTTTTCGAACGGCGAGTCATATTCTCGTATACTAGGAACGTTTTTTGCTCTTCGAGCACGAGATTCGTGGAAATCGGGTGCGCACGAAACGACGTTTGAACTCAAATCTGTTCTATATGGCATGTCTTCCGACCTTGCTCCGTTTGACATGACCATCGCAAAAGATGCTCACACGAAGGCCGCTTACAACAAGATTTGCTCGACGTGCGCAAGAAAAAGGCTCTGGATTTCGACGGCAAATGATAAGCGTTTTGGAAAGAATGTCACGCTAGAGGCCGGACAGTCATATTTGTCTTGGCTGCATCAGTTGGCTAGTAAGAGTTCTAATCGCATTGACTGTGACGAGTATGGACGCGTTACTATCGACCGGTATATTTCTCCGTCAAGGCGTACGCCAAAAATGAAGCTGCCGTATAACTCTCCTCTTGTTCTTGCTGTTGGAGTAACTCGAGAGTCAGATGAGATGACTGTGCCTTCGCGAGCTATCGTCACGTGGGAACACGATTACGAAGTGAACGTTCCGGATGGCGTATATTCAAGCGATTACACGGATTCCAGCGGTGTAAAGCATAAAAAGGGCTCGAAGAAGTATACAAAGAAAACTGAGCACAAGACGATTACCGACTACGCGGACGTTACAGCCGGTAACAGTGCGCATATTTCTCGACGTGGATTTCGTGTCTCTACATGGCATGACATGGACGACCTTGGTGATGCAAAATCCGTTGCGCAGGCAAAGGCGAAGTCATATTTGTCCGAAGAGGCGGTTCCTACCACGACGTGGCGGGTTTCTACCAGATGGTTCGAAGTGTATGAGGGCGACGTACTTTATTGGAAGCCTTCGGATGGTGAACCATATAGGAAGGTTCTAGTTATCGATACCGATAAAGATTTGTTTCAGTTCACGATAACTTTGACACTGAAGGAGGTCTAATGATAGAGGATGTGGCATCTGCCATATTTTCTGAGCAGCAAAAGCCGACGCTTCCTCAGACCACAACGACGATCTATGGAACTGCCGTGACAGATTCATCTTCTGGAGTTGTATCCATTGTCATGGATGGAGAGTCTGTTACACAGCCTTCTAGCGAAGATACAACAGTAACGCTCATGGCCGATGAGTTTACAAATGGACAGGCAGAGCTTCCGAGCGTTGCGTACCCAGGAACTGTAGTGGTCACCGACTCCAACGGAAGGCAATTGGACGAAGATGAGTTTCAGGTAGACGATGACATATTGACAATTGAGGCTCTGCAAGGCGGCTCTCAAGTTGTGGTAGAGTACCTCGCTTCTATGACGATTCACGTTAATTCGGAACAATTCTCCGATGGTGTCATCGAATTGCCTTACACGCCGGTTGGCGATATTTCGGTTACTGTTGACGGAGAGGCCGTTGAGTACACTATTGATGGCGCGAACGTAACCATACCGGAAGCCGTAGCCGAAACTGACGCCGTGTTCGAGGTGACATATTCTAGAGATGTGTCCCTGAGTCCTGAGTTTGATGACAGGCAGTATGTTTTGCCGGACGAGCCAGAGGAGATAACGCTTGTCGGTGTGACATTGTCTGAGACAGAGGAAGCTGTTGAGACGCCGATTGCAGATTACACTCTCGATGGTGCATTGCTTGTAATTGGCGAGTCGGTGTCATATGAAGCATACCGCCTGACATATACGTTGACCGATTCCGTGAGCTTTAACTGGTCGGATACGCTCCCAGAAGAAGACGACGAAGCAGAAGGCGTGATAGTTGACGGCGAGGAAGAATCTTCCGAAGAAGATCAAGAAGCCTCCGTCGAGGGTGGAGTAATAGAGCTGCCCTATCATCCTACGTCTGTGAGCGTTACAAAAAACGGAGAGGCATATTCTGATTACACGCTCGATGATCTCGTCATTACCTTGGCGTGGAAACCGGACGAGCCTGCTACGTATACGTTCGATTTTCAAGCCATATATTCAATTGAACATGTAAGCAGCGAATTCGCCATTGGAGGAGTAACTCTCGCGTACATGCCTGTTGGCGAAGAGTCTGGTGAAACAATCATCCCAACGCAAATGAGCGTTACTGTGGATGGAGAGCCTGTTGCATATTCTCTTAATGAACTGGAGCTATCGGTTCCTTCTTTGATGACTAACATAACGTCATATGAGGTTTCATACAAGACAGAGGTCGCTTCTGGCGAAATCGAAGTCCCAACGGCGCCTGGTGTACGAGCTGGAGAGTCGGTACAGATTAGTGTCATAAACGGAACCCCAACGGTAACCTCCGTTATTGGCGAAGGTGATAGGCAAGACACCAACATTAACATCGCGTATGAGACTGCTGCTGACGCAAAAGAATTGGCCGATGAAGCGAATACTGTAGCCACAGCGACAAACCAGCACTTCTGGCACCGTTCGACCGACCCTAATTCAGATGGCGCTGGCACGGGCGCGTTCGTTACCGACGAGGAACAAGAGACATTTTTGCAGGCCATCGCTGCTGGTACCGAGCCGACCGATTCGCGTCCTCTGCACAACCTGCTGATGAACGCCGAGGGCATTTTGCTCAGGGCTGCGAAACATATTCGCGCAGCATTTACACAATCGGGCATTGCGTTCTATGACGGGGTGGCAAACCTTGCAAAGAACATCGTGGCTCGTTTCGGCAAAGATGGCGCGCAGATCGGCGTAAGCGACAACTCGCACATCGAGATGGACTATCACAGCCTTAAGCTAATTGACAAAGAGCAAAATGTATATTTTCATGTGAGCGATCTGCGCGATAAGAGTGGCTTAGCTACCATTGAGGACGTGTTCACTGGGGACGGCACGACAAAGCGATTCTCCTTGTCCCTTCTTCCATCTTCGCTTACTTCGGTTACCGTCTCAGATGGCAGCGGTGGGAGTTACACGCAATCGGGGACTGTTTTCGACTTTTCAACGGCACCGTCTGCTGGCGCAACCATCACCATTGAGTATACGACCACGGACGATGCCGCTAAAGCGTACACGCTCGGCACGCGCGACGATGGCATTGTCGGCGCCATGAGCGTCGTTGCCGGAGAGTCTTGTGTGGCCTCGGGCACGCGGTCCTACGCTGAGGGTTACTCGACAACCGCAAGCGGAGCGCAAGCGCACGCCGAAGGCGGTTCAACAACCGCAAGTGGTGGCCGGTCTCATGCCGAGGGATACAGCACCACAGCAAGCGGATCGCGAGCACACGCCGAAGGCCAATTGACCACAGCAAGCGGCATTAACTCGCACGCCGAGGGCGAACGTACCACAGCAAGTGGAAGTCATTCGCATGCCGAGGGTCTATCGACCACCGCGAGCGGAAACTACTCACATGCCGAGGGCCGGTTGGGCACCGCGAGTGGGATGTATGCGCATGCTGAAGGTATGCAGACAACCGCAAGCGGTCTCGGCTCTCATGCTCAAAATGTAGGCACTATCGCGGCGTCCTTGCATCAAACCGCTATGGGTCGCTACAACGTAGAGGACAGCAACGACACGTACGCCCTAATCATTGGTAATGGCGCGAGCAATAAGCGTTCGAACATGATGACTGTCGACTGGAACGGATCCACCCAAGTCTATCTCAAAGACATTGATTCGACGGCGGATAAGCCCGGGTCTGATCAAACGGTGAACGTTCTTGAGGTAATGGATGCAAGCGGCGTCCGAATTGCGCAGATTCGAGTTGGGCGAGATACGGACGGTAATACGGGTATTGCTATCGTTGGTCGACAGGGCACATCTACAACCGGCGGAGTTAAGCAGAACAATCTATGGGTATGGGTATCGCCTACTGGTGAATGCACCTACTATATCCCTAATCCCCCAAATTTCCGCGAAGCCATCAACGCCGTCGGTACGTCCAATCAGGCGCTACAGAACGCGACGCTTAGCACCCTCAACGCGGCATCGCAGCATTGGGTACTTAGATCGAATGTTGTCAACAGCAACAACACGACCTACCACAACCACAACACAGGCCTTGGAATAACCAACAGTAACGCATTCCTCTATGACTTTAGTGGAGATCCGAAGACGGGCACTGGCAAGGGGACAATTTGGTCTGCTTATACCACAAAGAGCCCGCAGCCAGCGGACGCGTGGAGTACAACGAAGACAACGACCATTTCTTCTGTCATATCTGCCGCATCCGGCATCACGATTAACAGTTTGACCTACACGTCGTGGGGCAATATGGCGATGCTCTCGATAAACATGAAGGGTTTCGCGGCCTCGACGGGCACCCAGACCGTGGGCACTATCGTCAGTGGCAAGCGTCCGGCGGACGCGGCCTACGCCACGGATATCGGCTCCGTCAACGCGACATACGCGTTGATTGGTACGGATGGAAAGCTGACTGTCGCCTGGTCTGTCGCGCCAAGCACAACAGGTAGTTACACCGCCCGATTCATCTACATATTGGCGTGAGAGGGGGTGATGCTGATGGAGGCAATTAATGTGTTCCTGCGGCCAGTTGCAGACCCGAAGGCGCAAGTAGCCATTATCGCGATGATGGCGCTTTCCGCGCTTGATGTGCTTTTCGGTGTTGTAAATGCATGGTTCGTGCAGCACGACTTCTCAAGTCATGAGTTCCGTAGCGGGCTCATGCGTAAGTTGTCAAACTTCGGAATGGTTGTGGCCGCAGATATTGTTGACGGAATGCTGCTCGGCGGACTTGAGCTTGGCGTTCAACCGGTACTTCTCATTGTGACAACTAGCCTTGCCCTAATGGAGCTCGTCAGCCTGCTTGAAATCTTTGCTGAGATGCATCCTGAGATTAGTGATACGCCTTGGTATCAGATGCTGGCGCATAGCAAAGAAAGCTCGCGTCAAGAGTAGGAGATTTATTATGGACGATCTTGATGAGGCCACGCTCGCTGAGCTTGAACGCGAGCAACTTATGACTCGATTCGAGCCGGAGAATGTCAAGACAGAGGAGGCCGACGATGCCGACCGCAGCTGATGCCCTTGCTTGGGAGGAGTCACAGCTTGGGCATGTCGGCGGCGGAAAGTATTGGCAAGACATGGGCTACAACTACACGGACGCGAATGCGCCTTCGTGGTGTCTGTGCTTCCAGTGCGACTGCTTCCGGAGCATCGGCCTCGATGTTCCAGGGCTTCCATGGTACGGCTGCTCAAGCTGGTACAACTGGCTTCGCGCCAACCGACCGGACATGCTGGTAAGCGACCCGAAGCCCGGAGACCTCGTGCTCTACGACTGGGGAATTGACGACTACCCATGCGACCACGTTGGGATGGTGCGAAACGATAACGGCGCTACCGTGGTCAGCTACGAGGGAAATACGACAGGAAACGCCGTTGCGGTTAAGACCCGCTGGCGTTCACAGGTTAGGGCGTTTGTGCGTCCACCGTATGACGAGGAGGACATCGTGACCGAGAAGGACAAGAAGGAAATCGCCGAGATGGCAGCAAACCTTGTGGTGAACAAGCTTGGCGCCAAGAATGCCAACGGTGTTACTAAGATTGGCGAGTGGGTTTGGGGCGCCAAGAACAAGGCGCTTGAGTCTGTGGATATTTATCAGATTATTCGCGATATTCGCAATGGCCTCGGCATTCAGGACGGGCAGAAGCTGCCCACCGAGATCGCGAAGAAGGCCAACACTCCGTATGAGAAGTCCGTACTTGCCAAGATTGCAAAGGCTTTGAACATCAAGTAATGACATATTCTTAGCCAAAGGGCACACTGCGGTCCAGAGACGGTGACAATTGTGAACACGGGGGAGACTTCGGTAGTAGTGGAGAACCCGTCGCTGTTCATTAAGCGCATTGCGTAGTGATTGAGTGCGGTTTAATCCTATCTCACTCCTACATATTTTGGGAAATTGTGCTGGTACATGAGGTCTCCGATGATTACCGCCAGTAAGCAGGAATAGGCTCCTAGAACAGGTACCGTCATATTTACCAGCGCAATTAAAAGCGTGTAGGCGTGGTTAAGAGCGGCAAGATGTAGGCAAATCTTGCATTACTCCTATACCACGCCTACACGCCTATTCCTACATATTTGACGAGGCCTCTTCTTTTTGCAAATTGAACTAGTTCAATTCCGCAGGGTTTACGACTCGTGTTATGACAGAGGGTCGAGACGAAAGGAACTGACATGAAGGTCTGGTTCAAGCTCAACGACGGTCGCGTCATCGACGTCGACACGGAGAAAAACATCAGTATCGATGATGATCTCTTTGCGGCGTTAATGGCAGCTATCGAAGACGGGACAGGAGACTGGAACGACATGGAGAAGGTAACTGAGGTCAAGATTGTGATGTAAAAAGGGCGAGGACCTGCGGGTCCTTTCCCTTTTCGCAGAAATTGCGAGTCATATTATGAGAAGGAAGTTCCTCCAAGCCATAAGAGGACTTTAAAAGAGGAAGACCCATAAGTGATTATAGGTTTACGGGAGATCGGTCTAGCGGCCCTGAGTTACATCGCGCGTTTTGGAGAACGCGATGGGCAAGATGGGTGGACGTGAGAGATTCCTCATCCTTTCTTTTTATACGGGTTGGGTGGTAGGGATAGCAAGGAATTTTATTTTTCGTCGCAGATTCAACAACCCATCTAATGGAGACAGCCCACGACTAGAGGAGGAATTATGGGCGATAAGTTTGTTGCACTGGCACTGGCCAAGGACATTAAGGGACTTGTGCTTGTCGCGTGTGGACTTAGCTTTGTACAGATTTGCGCAACGGGTGCAGCTGCCATCACGCAGATTGCGCTGACAACAGCAGCAGACGCTGTGCAAACGCATAAGCGACTTCACATCGATAACGAGGTCACAAACGCAGAGAAGGTCACGGTCAAGCAATACTAGCGACATATTTACACGAAAGAGTGGTTGCTCTAAAAGGAGGGCTCGTGGTAACACGGGCTCTTCTTTTTGTTGATCGAACCAAACGAAAGGAAACGAAGATGCAGTGTGCGATTTGCAGACGAGAGCTCCATGAGCGTTACTACGCCGTCGATGTCTATGACTCAATCAAGAACGAGCGATATTTGGTCAACACATGCCTCGATTGCGCAAGGCGCTTTGAGCACGGACAGCGCAAATTCCGCTACAGAGTTACGATTCGTAGGCAAAACACGCTCGTTAAGCTTAGCGAGACGCCTCTACGCGCATTTGCAAAACCGCAGGTAGATGACTTGTTGTAAGGCGATTTAAGGCCTTCAAATTTTAGAAATGGGTAATTATACCTATATTTTCGGTTTTACTGCACTTTTCGTAATTCATCGGCGAGCCATTCGACGTCTCGGTCCGTGTAAACGCTTTCTGTAATGTCAGATACTGTATGGCCGACCATATATTTGATGGCATACTCGTCAACGCCAGCTTTTTTGCACATGGTAACGAAGGTCTTCCTAGGGTCATGCGGTCTGTGCCCCTCGATTCCAAGTTTGCTCATTACTGAAGCAAACCTGGTTCTATATTTAGAATAGGTGAGCATGCCATTCCCACTGTCTGGGCAGCGGAATAGAAAGTCACTACCACAAGCTAATGCTTCGGCATAATGACGCGCGATGATGCCATGTATATTTTGGTGGATGGGGACCGAGCGCTTCTTTCCAGACTCGGTCTTCATTCCACCGATTATGAATCCCTTTTCTAGATTAACGTCGGCTATTCTAAGTTGGCACAACTCCTGAGGTCTCCAGCCCATGTAACATTGGGCAAGGATGACATCGACATAGGGCGTGTCATCAACATGCCCCCAAAGGGCAGACATATTTTCATCGCTAAACGCTACATGCTCTACACGGTCTGCTGCGGCTTGCTTTCCAATTTCCTTATCTAGGTTAAACGCCCTTGCGTAGTTACGGCTCACCAAGTCATATTCTACGGCGTAATCAAATAGGAGATTCAGAAGAATCTTCACTACTCGCTTCGTGTTTGGCGAAGGAGCATTCTCAATGCACGCTTTCAAGTGCCGTGCACGTACATCGGTCACATACATATTTTGAATCGGAGCGCATCTCTTCCAGGCTGCGCGATAGGATGCCACCAAAGACCGTCCGGTGAGTGTCGGAAAGTGCCGTTCGCTCCAACGTTCGTACAGCTCATGCATGCGTATAGTCGCATCTAGGTCATAGGGATTCTTGTTATATTCCACAAGAGCTGCGTACGCTTCATTGTACGTAGCGAAGTAGCCCTTAGGCTTGAGCGTTCTGCATATTGGTCGGCCAGAATCATCCTTGCCAATTGTGATCATTGCCCGGAATGGGTTTCTTAGATTACGTCCCTTGAGCTCTGATATTTGGCCAAAGCCGTTTGGTAGACGCATCCGACGCTTGCTCTTACGAACGTTGCCTGTTGGCGTCTTTAAAGGATAGCCGCAATGCGGGCAGGTCAGCGCCTTGTCAGATATTTGCAGTTCGCATTCAGGGCACTTGGTAAGCATTTCCACTCCTCTCTATATAGGAGTAAATCATCTCCTACATTCGCATATTTTGCAAGCACTTTTATGGACTAGTACCAATTGAAGGGAGAAAAGATGAACCAGCTAATTCTTCTAGTGCTATTGACGATTACGCATCTGGGAGCGATGGCCTTTGGCTATTCGCTCGCAGTTTCGGATTGCGTCAAGAGCTTCAAGAAGACTATGCGGCGACGTCGAGCGAACAAATACCACTACTAGGCCGGCAACAGGAGGACATATTTAACAAGTCCTTCTGTTTTTCTAAGAAAGGATTGGCTATGGCACTGAAGAAACTAACCGCGCAAAACAAGTCACTCATTCTATCCTGCCTCGCGGGGCTAGGGGTAATCGGAACCGGTTGGCTGTCCGCAAGGGCGGCTCTAAGAGCGGAGCGCCGTGAAACCAAGAAGGATAAGATTCTCGCCTACATTCCGGCAGTCGTCTGTGGAGCAGCAACGCTGGGATGCATTTGCGCGTCAACGTATATTTCCCGTGAGGAGATTGCCGCTTTGACCGTGGCAGGTGCGGCGACCGCGCAGCGATTCGCGGAATACCGAAAGGCCGTTCACGAGAATGTCTCGGCAGAGGACGAGGCTCGAATCAATGAGGCATTCTACCAATCCGAAATCGAGCGGCTAGAGAAGGAACTCGCCGAGCGAGAGCACCCAACGGAAGATGACGACATGTGCATATTCCGTGACTCATACACAGGATACCCATTCAAAGGACGTTACGAGGAAGTTAATGCGGCTCTAGAAGATGTTCGGAAAGCGTGGCGCGATAATGGAGTGCTCGCTTGGTGCGACGTATTCTACCTAATCAACCATGAAGACATGAATCCTTACGAGAGTGCGCTTGGTGGAGGAGACAACTCCTATTGGCATCATGGAGGTGCAGGATGGTCTAAGGCCTTGCTGAAGGACCTCTTTGATGATCAAGTCGACTTTGATATTTCGCTTGAGCCCATCAAAGACAAGCCCGGTATGTATTCGGTTGAGTACACCATACTTCCGGAGGAATGCTACCTAGAGTATTAGCATCACACAGGTGACCGGCATACCAATAACGTGTCTACCACGATTCCCTGGCGAAAGGAGAACGCGTGGCAGACATATTTGCAAAGGGGTCGGTCCCAATAGCTGTTGTGGCCAAGGTTTATGGGAAAGACCCTTCTTGGGTTAGGGCCGGTGTCATATTTGGATGGTTACCAATTGGCGTTGCAACAAGAAACGGTAAGGTTGTAACGAGCGAGTCGTTCGAAAAGAACTCCGGACGCACGAACTATTATATTTCGCCCAAACGACTCTATGAAGAGACTGGCTATCTCTGGGAGGGGCGAGACAATCGTGACGACCGTAATTAGACCGGAGATAACTCACTCGAAAAGATATTACATCAGCAAGCATCGCTATTACGAGCTTAAGCACTTTTGCCTTCAATACTATGAGTGGCACGGAAGTCAAGCGAAATACAAGGATCTAATACGAGAGACCTGTAATAGTGCCGATCCGACGATTGCCGAATACATATTTAAGGCGGTCACCGAAGGTTGCTCGTATACCTACCTTAAGACTGCGCTTGGAATTCCGTGTGGGCGAAGTATGTTCTTCGACCGATACAGAAAGTTCTTCTGGCTCTTGAGCGATGCGCGTCTTTAAGGAGTTACGCGTGGAACCGAATAGCGTCGTTCCGTACATCATCGTCGCCGTAGTTATATTTGCGCTGGCGTTCTTTATCCGCAGATTCATCATCAAGCACATGCTCGGAACGTTCAAGTACGACAACTCAGGCGAGTCGTATCGCTGCCGCTTCGAGTTTGACAGCATCGACGACCTCGAGAAGCTCCGGTTTGCAATCGTCAAGGTAAAGGAAGAGGACCTCAGTCTTCCTGGTGAACGCAAATCGCAGCATCAACAACTCCTTTAGTGGAGGCAGAAGCCTAAACAACGAAGGGAGAACAAATGAGTAACGTTAAGCAAAAGCGCGAGCAGGTTCTAGAGAAAGTCTATGACGAGCTGCTTGAAAACGGCGTAACGGACCTCATGCCAAGCACGACGATACACGGCGTACTGGATGACAAAAAGCAAAAGCAAGCGCCTATCGTGCAACTAATCGTGGCACTTGAGAACGCGAATGCCGCTGAAGAGGATCTCCGCCTTAGGGAGGATATTCTTGACTTCGACAACGCGCACAAGGAAATCGAGCGGAAGCACAACGATAGAAACGAGCTGATAAAGCTTGGTGTCACTGCCGGAATCACCATTGTATCCAATGTTGTTTGGGGCATGATATTCGTTCACGAGCTGCAAGCAACCCGCCAATTCGAGATTGACGGAACCGAGACAAGCGCAGCAGGGCGATGGCTCAAGCAGTCATTCCCTAAGTTCCACATGCTGTAGCTTCCAAAAGGGAAGAGCGCCAAGAGTTACAGGTGCTCTTCCTTTTCGTTTGCCATGCGATACTTCACAAACAGACCGAATTCGTATAGTCCACCGAAACACGCCAGAGTGTATCGATGCAACCATCCTGTATACGACAGAGGGACGTTATATTTTCGAGATTGCGTTGGCCTTGTTGTCATACAGCAACGATACGACGCCTCAACGAAACGTACGTGGTGGGGCGAAATCGACGCGTGGCTTGTAGAGGCCGTTTACGAGCATCCTTCCTTCGAGGAGTTCTTCTCCAAGAACGCAGCCAAACGAACCGGCGACATATTTCCGACGTTCACCATTCGTCAGGTTATGTGGGCGCTTCGAATGAAGCCCTTGAAGAAGCATCCGTGGGAGACGGTCTTCGACAGGAAACCTCTGTGATATCGCAAAACCAACAACCCCTGTTATGAGAAGGGCGTAATTGCCCATCTTACTTCTGCTGTTTTGTAGGCCACAGAAAGGATGAAAGCAAGGAACGAGCAGTAACGAATGGTCGAGTAAAGGAGATCTATAGACGAGACGAATCGGAACGAAGCACCTATCTGAGCACTACACGCATATTTAGAAAGGAGACAGTATGGACTTCAAGAACAACTTGGACCTTGGTCGAATTCTGACCATAGCAGGCTGCATCGCGACTCTCGTTGGTTCGCTTGTGGCCCAGGAGCAGCAGAAGAGGGCTAATCACGAAATCGCCGTAGAGGTGGCGGAGATTCTTCGCGCCGAGATGAGAAAGGAACTCTAATGGATATTCGTAGCATGCTTAACACGGCCAACATCGAGAAGGCAATCAAGCATGGCGTTGGAATTGCCAAAGACAATCTTCCAATCATATTCTCGGCATCTGCGCTCGGCTGCCTTGCTCTCGGAATGTACGAGACGGCGGTTGCTACGCACAAGTCCGACAAGCAGATTGCAGAGGAAGAGGCGAGGCGAGCGGCAGAGCTTCCGTTGTATGAGAACACGGAGCTCTCGGTCCCCGAGAAGGTGTCGCTCTGCTGGAAGAATTATATTCCCGCTGCTATGTACGGAGCAGCAGGCGCATTCTTCATCATTGCTGCCGAACGTAAGAGCAATGAGAAGTACCTTGCGCTGATGAGCGCATACGAACTTGCTCGTCAAGCCGGGGACACTCGCAAAGAGGTCGAGCTGGATATTCTCGGAGAGGACAAGGCTCTCGAGATTGACGACCAGGTCAAGAAGCGCCTAACGCTGCCTGCCGAGGCGGCGCATGATGATATTCAGGTCGTTTCCGGTAAGGGGCAGAAGACGCTCTATTACATCGAGTGGTCGAATACCCCGTTCTGGGCGACCGAGGATGATATTCTTCATGCTTTCAACGTAATCAACCACAAGAAGGCCGATAAGCAGGGAGTTGCGTCGATTAACGACTTCCATGACGCACTCGGCATTCGCTCTAATGGCCCGATTGGCCAAGATTACGGATGGAGTGAGAACGACCCAATGGTCGAACCGCTTCTGGAGCGGACTACGCTCATTGACGATGACCCGTCGATGCCTGCGACCATCGTGGACTTCTCGATAGAGCCGCAGTACGACTTCGGCAATGACAGGAACCAGTGGTGAAATTCGCAGAATTTGCAACGCGTGTTATGACAGGGGCAAACACGATGAAAGGAGACATCATGCCCGAGATTATGGAGAACGTCGAGACCATTGAGAACGTCGAGATTCAGGACAACGAGGCTGCGCCCAGCATCCTCGGCCGCATTGTGCGGGTCGCTGTTTCCGCAATCGCCGTGGCCGCCATTGGGTTCAGTGGCGCCTACTGGCTGAAGCGGAAGCGCGGAAGCATGAAGGCCGAGGCCGAGAGCACCTCTGCGCCCGCAAACGGCGACGACAAGGTCATCACGCTCGAAGACGCGGAGAAGACGAACAAGTAAAAGCGTAAGACCCTGGAAGCGAGGAGCTCGTGGTAACACGGGCTCTTCGTTTTCTCCGACATATTTAGAAAGGAGTCAATGTGGCAGAAGAGTATCCTGGTAACTCGAACAAGGCGCGTGAAAGCAGCCTAATTCGAGAGCCAGTCGAGCAAGCACCGGTTGTGCAAGAGCGTAAGCCTCACCCGCAAGTCAGCCAGCGCAGGAAGATTTCGCCGGTGCGCGAGGTCATAGCCGCCATCTTCCCAGGAGGATTTGAGGAAGCAAAAGAGCGGCTAATCTGGGACATATTTGTTCCGTGGGCTCAGGACATGCTCCGGAGTGGTTGGCAGGGATTGGGCGATGTCATATTTCCCGGAAGCCAAGGTCGCGCTACAACAAAAAGCCAGCCACCAGAGCGGTACTCCTACAACAGCCAGTATCGCATTGACACCGTGTCATATCCTACGCCTAGCCCGTATGGAAACGAATACTACGATGAGATGCGTCCGTTTCCTACGAGGGATGAGGCAGAGAACGCATTGCGCGACCTCAGGGATATTTGGATGCGCTATCGCGTGGTGACCTTGCTTGACTTCAACGAACGCGTTGGAAACCCGACTCGCCCAACCCAAGATAATTACGGGTGGCTGAGTCTTGACACAGCACGGATTGAGCGCTCTCGCGGCGGATGGGTGATTTCGATGCCGCGAGCGGTTGCTATCGACAATACCCGAGGATAATGACATATTTGAAAGGACTTGAAATGAGCATTCGTGAGACAGCAAAGAGCATCGAGCTTGGGCTTAAGAAGGCTGCGCCCGACATCATGTTTGTCGCCGGCATTGCGCTTAGCGCGGCATCCATATTTGAATTCTGCAAGAAGTCCAAAAAGGGCTCGGCGATTATCGACCAGTGCAAGGACAACCTCGACGAAATTATCGAGGACCACGACCTAGGCGATTCCACCGACAAGGAGTATCGGCATGACATTCTTGTTGAGACTGGAAAGACCGCAAAGGAGCTCGTCAAGGTGTACTGGGTCCCAGCGACCATGTGGGGCGTCTCAACTGCGCTAATCACCGGAAGCCACTGTATTCTTAAGGAGCGTAATGCCGCACTTACCGTCATCGCTACTGGACTCGGCGCAGAGCTGAGGACTTTGCACAAGCGAATCATCGACCGTTTCGGTGAGGAGGTCGACCAGGAGCTGAAGTTCGGCACCGAGACTAAGGAAATCGAGACGACGTCCGTCGACAAGGAAACTGGCGAAGAGATCAAAAACAAGGCAATCGTTCCTGTGTCTAACGGGTGCGGTGGCTTTTCTCTGTTCGCGAGATATTTTGATGACGGGTGCGCCGAATGGAAGAACGATGCCGAATACAATCTAGCTTTCTTGAAGGCTCGGGAGGCAGAGGCAAACCAACGACTAAAGGCCAACGGCTATCTGTATCTTAATGAGGTATACGACATGCTCGGAATGAAGCGGTCGCGAGCAGGTCAGAAGGTCGGTTGGCAAAAGAACAGCCCTCTCGGCGACGGCTATGTGTCATTCGGAATCTACAACATCTATCGGCAGGGGAACCGAGACTTCGTCAACGGATACCAGCCGACTGTCTTGCTGGACTTTAATGTTGATGGCGAGATTCTCGACAGCATGCCGGACTTCGATGAGTTTGGGAATCCTATTTGGTAGGTGTTATGGACGCCAAAAACGCGTTATATTTCACCGCAGGGGCGGTCCTCGGAGTTGCGGGGACCGTCACTTTTCTGTGGTTCTGGGAAGACGCCCCAGAGAACAATGACATATCTGAAGACGCTCCTGTAAAGGAGGTACTGCCAAAGCCGATAGCTACGGACAAGTCGACACTCGACACCGCAGAGCAGGTTCATATTCCGACTGTCAACTATAGCGCTATGGCCAACAAGCTTTACGGAGAGCAAGAAGAGGTACCAATACAAAACGAGGACGAAGACCCAAAGCGCATAACCGACGATGAGTTTGTTGAACTTTCGGCTGCCGGAAACTATGACATTAACGGATACACTCTTTATGCGGACGGCATTCTTGCCGATTCAGTGAGAGATGACGTCATATCTGAAGCAGACGCCTTCGCGGCGTTAGGGCCAAACTACACGGCTAGGAAACTTCAACGCATATTTGAGCTTGGTCGGGATGTCGACCTCGAAACCGTATGCATTCGCAATGACCGGCTATACACCCTATACGAAATCACCTTCGACGAGCGAACGTATAGGGAGGTGGTAGAGGGTGATGTGTGATGATACCTAGCCCATGGGAGTCATATTTTACGGTTCTTTGCCTTACGCTTGACCATGCGCCATATGGGAGAGACACGACAAAGTACACAAAGCTACTGTGGCAACTACACAACACGCCTTTTATCCCAAAGCTTCAAATGGATGAGAATCGAATCGCCGATGCAATAGACCTTAGACACACATATTCGTATGGACAACTTAGTGAGAGAATCGGCATTCTCGAAATGATGATATCGCTCGCTAAGAGGCTTGAGAATGAGATTATGCGCGGTACCGCAAGCATCGATAGAACCGTAGATTGGTTCTGGGTGATGATTGACTCCCTTGGTCTATCTGACATGACAGACGATGTGTATGACGGCGTGGCCGTATCGCGCATCCTTCATCGGTTTATACGACGGACATATTCTCCAAACGGAAAAGGCGGTCTGTTCACTGTTTCAAGCCCTAACGTCGACATGCGAAAGGAAGAGATCTGGCATCAAGCAGGCCTCTACCTCACGAATGTCCTTCGCGTAGAGGGGTTTATAGAAACGTAAGTCAAGAAAGGGGGACTGTATGCTGGACTTCATGCGTGTAATGAGTCGAGAAGCGAAGTCTGGCAGAGGTAAGGAACCCACAATCGAAGTATACCCCCGCTTCATAGTCAAAAAGACTACAGACTTGATGATTCGAGGCGGGGATTTCTACGCTATTTGGGATGAGGGCAAGGGCCTTTGGTCGACCGATGAGTATGATGCAGTTGCTCTTATCGACAATGATATTCGTAAGTGGGCGGATGAGAATGGCTTGAGTGACGCAAACCTACTGCTTATGCAGAATGCGGATAGCGGTGTCATCGACCGATGGCACAAATACTGCCAAAAGCAGCTCAGGGATTCGTATCACACGCTTGACGATAGAGTCATATTCTCCAATACAGAGGTGACCAAGGAGACGTACGCGTCGAAGCGCCTGTCGTATCCGCTAACACCTTGTGACACACCCGCCTATGATGACCTTATGTCAACGTTATATTCTCCGGAAGAGCGACGAAAGATTGAGTGGGCTATCGGCGCTATTGTAACAGGCGACTCGACATGGATACAAAAGTTTCTGGTCCTGTACGGAGCGGCAGGAACTGGTAAGTCGACCGTACTCAACATCGTTCAACAGCTCTTTGATGGATATTACTCGACGTTTGACAGTGAAGCGCTCGGCTCATTGTCCAATGTGTTCGCGTTGGAGTCGTTTAAGAGCAACCCGCTTGTGGCGATTCAGCATGACGGAAACCTTGCTCGGATAGAGACCAACACAAGACTTAACAGCCTTGTCTCCCATGAGGAGATGACCGTAAACGAGAAGTTCCGTTCGATATATTCTCAGCGGTTTAGGTCGTTCCTTCTGATGGGCACAAACAAGCCTGTCCGAATCACCGATGCGAAGTCGGGGCTGATACGACGCATCATCGATGTGACTCCGACAGGCAACAAGGTGCCATTCAAACAATACGAGAAGGACATCAAGCAGATTAAGTTCGAGCTTGGTGGCATAGCTTGCCATTGTCGAGATGTATATTTGGAGGATCCAGAATACTACGACGCGTACATTCCGCTCCGGATGCTTGAGGGCACGAACGACTTCTACAACTTCATTCTCGACTCGTGGGATATTTTCCATGAGAATGACGAGACCACGTTGAAAGCGGCATGGGAGCTGTATCGAGCCTACTGTGATGAGGCGAAGGTCCAGTTCCCGTATCCACGACGAGTATTCCGCGAGGAACTGAAGAACTACTTCGACGAGTTCTACGAGCGCGGAGTCACAGATGACGGCGTCCGAGTTCGAAGCTGGTACAAGAAGTTCAATCCTCCAGCAAACGAAGACGATGTACCGCTAGGCGAGGTCAAGTCTTGGCTGATATTTGACGGCGACGGTTCTGTCTTCAACGATGCCTGCGCAGACTGTAAAGCCCAATACGCGAATCAACACGGTGTTCCAAGCCTCCCGTGGGACAAGTCAACGACAACGCTCCGTGATATTAATACCAGGAAGCTTCATTACGTGCTGCTTCCGCAGGAGCACATCGTCATTGACTTCGACCTAAAGGACGAATCAGGTAACAAATCACTCGAAAGTAACGTAAAGGCAGCATCCGCTTGGCCTCCGACTTATGCGGAGGTTAGTAAGTCGGGGAACGGAGTTCACCTTCATTATATTTACGACGGCGATTCTTCGACTCTGGCTCCACTCTATGCAAACGGGATAGAAATCAAGGTGTTTAGCGGGAAGAGCTCTCTTCGTAGAACCTCTAAGAAGACGAACTCTCTCCCTATCGCACATATTTCTTCGGGGCTGCCAGTTGTTGAAAAGAAAGGGGGTAAGATGGTCGAGGAAAAGACGATTCAAAATGAACGCCAGCTCAGGGCGCTCATCAAGAAGGCGCTTAGGAAAGAGGTTCATCCTAACACGAAGCCGTCGGTCGACTTCATTAGTCATATTCTTGACGAGGCATACGAGAGCGGCATTCATTACGACGTTCGAGACTTGGCCGACGCGGTATACATATTTGCCATGAACTCAACGAACAACTCAGACTATTGTCTGGACTTGTTTCGTCAAATGAAGTGGCAGTCGGAAGATACGGCACCAAGCATTCCCGTTGGCGCTGACGCGCCGCTTGTGTTCTTTGACGTTGAGGTATATCCGAATTTCTTTTGCATTGTGCTAAAACCAGAGGGCGAAGACAAGTCGTTCATCAGGCTAGTGAACCCATCGCCAGCAGAAGTTGAAGATATTACCAAGTTCAAACTGGTTGGATTCAACAACCTGTCTTACGACAACCAGATTCTCTGGGGTCGCATGATGGGATATTCCAACGAACAGCTCTATGAACTCTCTCAACGTATCATCCAATCCCATCAGCCAGTATTCGCGGAGAGCAGGAACCTGTCATATACGGACGTGTACGACTTCTGCTCGAAGAAACAATCGCTCAAGAAGTGGGAGATTGAGCTTGGGATTCACCACCAGGAGATGGGCATCCCGTGGGATCAACCCGTTCCGGAGGAACTGAAGAATCTCGTAGTCGAGTATTGCGAGAATGACGTAGCGGCCACAGAGGCCGTTTTTCATGCTCGTCAAGCAGACTTCATAGCTCGAGAGATTCTTGCTGACATCGCTGGCGGCACGCCAAACGACAGGACAAACGCGCTTACAACCAAGATTATATTTGGGAACGAGCGTCATCCGCAGCTTGTTTACACGGACTTGTCCGAGCTGTTTCCGGGGTATGAGTACGTTGAGCGTGGCGAAGATGGTAAGCCCCACAACATGTACCGAGGTGTCGACCTCGGGTTTGGCGGGTACGTCTATGCAGAGCCAGGCATATATTACAATGTCGCGCTGCTTGACATTGCCTCTCTGCATCCGAACTCTGCCATTAACCTCAACTACTTCGGTGAGTACACGCAACGGTACAAGGATATTCTCGACGCACGCATTCTAATTAAGCACAAGGACTACGACGCTGCACGAAAGCTGTTTGGCGGGAAACTCGCAAAGTACCTCGATGACGAGAGTCAAGCGCAGGCGTTGTCGTTTGCTTTGAAGATTGCAATCAACTCTGTCTATGGGCTCACGTCAGCACGCTTTGATAATCCGTTCAAGGACAAGCGGAACGTAAACAACATTGTTGCTCTACGTGGCGCATTGTTCATGAAGACTCTACAGGACGAGGTTGCCAAGCGTGGCTTCACGGTTGCGCACATTAAGACGGACTCGATTAAGATCCCAAATGCGACACCCGAAATCATTCAGTTCTGCATGGACTTTGCCGAGCAGTATGGATATTCGTTCGAACACGAGGCGACCTATGACCGCATGTGCCTTGTGAACGATGCCGTATATATTGCTCATGGGTCGGTACTCAGCGCAAGCCATGCAGGCGAGTGGACGGCGACAGGCAAACAGTTCCAGATTCCATACGTCTTCAAGGCGCTCTTCTCAAAGGAAGATATTCTCTTCAATGACTACTGCGTAACGCAATCCACGAAAGACTCGTTGTACTTGGACTTTGACGAGGGGCTTCCAGAGGGCGAGCACAAATACATATTTGTTGGTCGTGTCGGTAGTTTTGTTCCTGTTCGCGAAGGATGCGGCGGAGGGAAGCTTTATCGATGCAAAGACAATAAGTATTACTATGCCGCCGGGTGTCGTGGTTACCGGTGGAAAGAAAGTGAAGTCGTCTTACAGCTTGAAAAGCAGGATGAGATTGACAAGACATATTTCATCAACCTCGCTAATGAAGCAAAGGCAGCAATCGAACAGTACGGAGACTTCGAGGCATTCGTCAACGGAGTCGAAAAACTCGAAAACATTGATATTCCATTCTAGAAAGGTGAGACAAAATGGCTCGCAATAATACTCGTAACTTCAAGTACGTTCCCGACATTGTTATTTCGAACGCTCACATTACTGGCCGTCCGAATTTCTCTGGTGCAGAGCGCACGCATAGTCAGACCGGACGCGTCGTCAACTCTGCCGGTAACCGTAACTTCTGCGTTGATATTCCGTCCGACGGCGTAATGATTAATGATGGGTCTAATAAGTGGATGACGGTAGACGAGCTAATCGACCTTGGCTGGCCCATTAAGATTCATCAGGCGTTTGGCGAGGAGGAAACCGAACCCAGCTACTATCTTCCAATTAAGATTGGGTTCAAGTTCCGTCCGCCTACCATCTACCTCATCACTGGCAACAAGCGCAAGGATATTTGCGAGCGCGAAATCGACACGTTCGATGGGCGTCAATTCAACAAGGTAGACCTCATCGTGCATCCATCTGTTCGTCAGAATTGGGATACCGGAGAAACGGCCATCACTGCATATTTGGCTGAGGGCTGGTTCTACATGTCGATGTCTCCGTTCGCTCAGGCGTGGGAGGAAGAGCACATGGACGAAGACGACGAGTAGACATATTCGCAAGAAATACGCCGCCTATTGTGAGGAAGGTCCAAATCGACAATAGGAGGTAAACATGGACGACCTGTTGAAGAAGGATGTTACCATCACCATCGCTCGGCTTGAGCTGGTGCATGGCGAGCTTCGCTCTCGCTACGAGCGCGCAAAGGACGACTATGAGACGCTGCACAAGCGTTACATGGAGGCCGTTAGCGAGTTCGAGAAGGCGAAGAACGACTACGCGCTGGTTGACCGGGCGTTGAAGGCGATGGATGCCCTTCGCGACGACGAGTTCATTGCCAACATCGACGATGAAGAAGAGGACTGCTACTTCTAAAGAATTGGCGCGCTGTGATATTTGCAGCGCGTCTTTTCTTTCGCAGGATTTGCAACGCATGTTATGAGGAGGGAGAACTGGTTCGAATCCAGTCTAGGCAAATTGGTGTGCAGCTCCTCATATTTTTGGTTTGAGGTCCAGTCTTTCGAGGCTGGGCCTCTTTTGTTTCGAGACGAAAGGAAACGAAATGAAAGTGTACTTAGACGACGGCAGTCCGGTGTTCTTCCTGTGCGACAGGAAGGCGTGCGGAGAGAAGTGCCCTAGCGAGTTCTGCACTCATACGAGTGATATCGAGCACGCAAAGAACTTCGACAGCGTTAGGGTTAACGCCGACAACCTGACCGATTACTTCGAGTGTGAAGAAAAGAAAGGAAACGAAGATGAGCAGCAGAACTAAGAGCACCAAGCGAGCGCTGATATTTTGTGGGGTTGGCCTGTTGGCAGGCTCCTGTGCCACGTATGCCGTGATGCGGCATCTGTCCGATAAGCAAATCACAAAGACGTGGCTCAACGCCTTCTGCTTCAAGACGAATGATATCTGCAAGCAGCATGGGTTCACCGATGAGCTTCCGTTTTCGCTTGTCGCCTACGCAATCTTGCGCGGAGACACGGCACCAATCGAGGAGTACGTCTCCACGGGGCGCGTTGGCGTGGATCCAGCTGCTCCTACGCTTGATATTCCGATTGCCTGGGAGCAGGATCTCTATCTCTATAGCGTCTAGCAAAGCTGTTATGTGACGAAAGGAAACGAAAATGGCACGAGATCCGCTGTACACACTCCGAGACAAATTAGCGGAACATGGTCTTCCGTGGGATTACACCATGGGTGGCGATATTCGGTTCTGCTTCGACGGAAAGTTCTACATCGTTGGACGCGCTTTTGATGATAACGGCTATCACTTGTTCTTTTCAGCACCTGACTTAGAAGATATTCTCGGAATGATTTTTAACGAGGAGACGCCGGTATGGAAATGAAGAACGGGGACCATATTCTCTTCCTGTGCGACCGAAAGGCTTGCGGAGAGACCTGCCCAAATGAGTCGTGCTCGCACACAGGTGATATTCGGCATGCGAAGAACTTCGACGCGGTAACGGTTGGCGACATTGTCGATTACTTCGAGCTTGAGCAGGAGGCGCCGGCTCTCGACGTGTTCGTCGATACGAAGGAGCATATCGACAGGGCTGTGAAAATGTACAACAGCTGTATGAACTTCGACCCCACGGGAGATACGCTCGGTGATATTTCCCGCATCCTTAAAGACGCAAACAAAACCGTCGAAGACATCCCTACGTCCCTTATGAATGCAGTCGTTGCGTCCGGAAACGTAGAGGCGCTTGCTCGCTTCTGCAATGGATATCCGGTATACCAATCCGAAGTCGTGCCTTTTGGCAGCAAGCATAAAGTGTGGCGCAAGAAACTGTCGAAAGATGATGCGCAATGGCTCGACAAGATTATAGCAGATTCAGATGGCCTAATGGCAGATAGCTATCTAATAGAAGACGATCATGTTAGTTCTAACGCGTGGGTCGCGACAGGCAAGCAGTTTCAAATTTTCATTTAACGAAAGGAAACGAAAATGATTAACGAGTACCAGGTCGTCGATAACAACACACTCGCAGATGATATTCGTCAGAAGATTGAGGACGCAAAGCAGAAGGCTAAGAACTTCGTCTACAAGGCGACCTACTTCGTCATCTCGCACCCCGATCAGGCTGTGGCAATCGCTCTCGCCGGATTGTGGGCGCTCAAGAAGGCGGACAAGTACCTTGATATCTACCGCGAGAACCGCCTGCGCAACTCGATGATTTACGATAGGTCGCTTGGCATGTACTGGGAGACCAGGAAGCCTCTGACTACGAACCAGCGACTCACCATCGAGTCGAGGCACAAGGCCGGGGAGCCCTATGGGCAGATTCTGTCTGACATGAAGATCCTGAAGCGATAAGAAAGGAATGTGAAGACGATGCTCAACCTCAAGCGAATTGCGGAAAGCCTCATGCTCCTAGGCATTGGCTATCAGGTCGGTAAGCGTTATGCGTACCACGATATGTATAACGCGCTAAAGGATCCGGAGGGGCGCGAGAAGGTTCTGGCAATTGTCGATGCTGCCAAGCGGGCCGACTCCGAAGACTAGAGTTATATTCACATCGATTGAAGGGGCTGCGCACTTGCTGCGTGGCCTCTTCTTTTTATTCGCAGAATTCGCATGTCCTTTTATGAGGACGGGCATATAGGAAAGGAGAAAACATGCCTAAGATTAGTTGTATCAGTGATGCACAGAAGGAAATCGTAGAAAGCATACTTGTTGATGCGACGCAGGAACAGCGCGACGCGCTCACCGCTCTGGCAGCAGACATGTACAGGCAAGGGTGGATGGATGTTAGCGCTATCCTCCTCGTCATATCACTTGGCGTTGGCGCGATTGCCCTCGCAACTCCACTGATAAAGAATCGGTAAAACAAACATACCTATCTGTAACCGTCTTTCGAGAGAAGAGTTCTAACAAGGACTCTTCTTTTTTGAATTGTAAAGAGGTGGCGAATGTCTCGCGCAAAGAAATACACGAATCTTGTTGATATTCCAACCGGACTAGAACTACAAAAGATGCAAAAAGAGTCAGGCATACCAGTCTTTGCGTTGTCGCGAATGACGCACATAAAGCCTGCTTCTATTTATAGGGCTTTCAAAGATGTTGAGACAAAAGAGTCCACACGGCTCCTACTTTATATCGCGTTGACTAATACGAGTGTACTTCTGAAGGAGGATGGGTCGTGACCGTTGACTTTTACGACTATCAGCAGGAAGCCATAGGCAGAATGCACAATGGCTGCATTCTCGTTGGCGGTGTTGGAAGTGGTAAGTCACGCACAAGCCTTGGATATTTCGACAAGTGTGGAGGTAAGCGCGACCTCTACATCATCACAACGGCGAAGAAGCGTGATTCCAAGGAGTGGGAAGAAGAGCTTGAGCCGTTCGGTTTCACTGCGATAATCGACTCATGGAACAACATTAAGAAGTACCGAGAAGTAAAAGGAGCCTTCTTTATATTCGACGAGCAACGTCTCGTTGGGTCAGGCGTTTGGGTAAAGTCGTTCCTGAAGATTGCCAAGTCAAACCAGTGGATTATATTGTCTGCGACACCGGGTGACGACTGGATGGACTACCTACCAGTTTTCATAGCAAACGGCTTCTTCAAGAACCGAACGGAATTCTACAACAACCATGTGATATTTAGCCCGCACACGGACTACCCCAAAATTGATAGGTACCTGAACACGAGGAGGCTCGTCAGGCTTCGAGAGCGTGTTTTGGTTGACATGGAGTATGAAAGGAGGGCTACTCCTCACCACTTGGATATTTGGCTCGGCTACGACAAAGCAAAGTGCAAGGAAGCCAGAAAGACAAGGTGGAATCCTTTCAAAGACGAGCCGATGCAGAACGCGGCGGAGCTTTGCTATGTCCTTCGAAAGATTGTTAACCTTGATAAATCGAGGCTCGAAGAGGTCGAGGCCATCTGTCTCATCAAAGAGCGCGTCATTATATTCTACAACTTCGATGACGAGCTTGTGGCGCTCAAGAACCTAAACTACGTTAACGGAACTGAGATTGCTGAGTGGAATGGGCACAAGCATCAGCCAATCCCGGATAGCGTTCGATGGGTTTACCTCGTGCAATACAACGCCGGTGCAGAAGGCTGGAACTGCACTAAGACAGACACCATTATATTCTTCTCGCAAAACTACTCGTACAAGGTAATGGTGCAAGCGGCTGGACGTATAGACCGGCTCAATACGCAATACAAAGATCTCTATTACTACCATCTAAAAAGCCGCAGTGATATTGACTTAGCAATCGCTAAGGCGCTTCGCGACAAGAAGAAATTTAACGAAAGGAGATTCGCCCAATGGTAGACGAAAACCTAGAAGACTCTGTGAGCGAGGAGCTTGATATTAACAAGCACCTCATGACTCGTCTTGGAAAAGGGCTTGACCGAGCCTATAAGAGCACCGGGGCGAGGAATCTTTCAGAGTTCTGTTCCGCCTCAGGCGTTGGATACGGCTGGATGAGTGGGAACATCCGGAAGGAGTTTGAACCTCTCTGGATGAGGCATCTTAGGTCCGTCAAGAAAGCTAGTGGTCTAAGCTGGGATGATATTCTTGGCGGTACTGTACGGGGCACCTGCCGAGAAATCGAGTACGGAGATACTGGCATCATCGTCTGCTCAGAGTGCGGTGCAGTACACGATCCAGACTACACGCAATATTTCTGCTGGTGCTGCGGAAGGAAGATTACGAGAAGGGGGAGCGTATGAGCATTACTGACGAGCTGAGGGATTGGGCAGAGGATAACACGCTGCGAGACAGGGAGCTTACAACATACCCCCCACAGCATGTTGTTCAGGGGGTGCTGGAGGAACTACTCGCCATCGCCAACCGCATCGACGAGGAGTATAAGAAAGCTATACGTGAGTTGAACAACCTTGCCGAACATAGCGTGCTCCTTCCAGTTGACGTAGATGGTGAGATTATCCACGTCGGAGACATGATGGAGTACGGGAAGTCACGTGGCCATGTGATTGCACTCATGCTGTCGAACTACCCGAAGAAATGGGGTGGAGGGCTTCATTGGGGAGTGCAACTCGAAGGAGAGCAGGCACCGACCGCTCTCGACCGAATGTTCCATCACTACCGAGAGCCTACCATCAAGGACGTGCTAAGAGAAATGGCCGTTGAGTATGAGTACGCGGAGGACGGCGAGGATAAAGAGGCAGTGCTCGAGGAGTATGCCACCAAGCTCCATCTGGCAAAGGAGGACGAATGAGCGACACGATCTACTACGGCAAGATAACCGTAGACGCAGACGGCGTGCCGATTCGTGTGGGGGACCCGAAAGTAGGACGAATGACCGCCACGGAGGCGCTTGAGCGTCGCATAGACGAGCTGTGCGCGGAGAACGAGAAGCTGCGGCAGCAGGTGGCAAGCATCATTGATCGTAGCTTCCGAACGGCAGATAAGATGGACTGTCTCAACACCGAGAATGCCAAGCTACGGGAGCTGGTAAGGGCTGCGTGGCAATGCATTCATACAGGAGTAAGCTGCTATGACTGCCGCCTGATAGCTGGTCGCTGCACGCTCCAAACGGCTATGCGCAAACTTGGGATAGAGGAGGACGAGTGAGCGACCTAACGGCAAAGTGCGACTGGTACGATGACACGCTTTCCGTCGTTCTACCAGAAGACCCAAAGCGCATAGCGGTGCGATTGTTCGACTCTAGGCTGGCACCCGCACGGATCTACGTACCAGAAGTCGAAACTCAGGCGCTCAAAGACGAAAACACCAAGCTTCGAGACCTGGTGTTTGACCTGTGGGACTTCTTCTGCGTCGTGCCAGACGACCCGCATGTGTTCAAGGAAGAGCTTGATTTCAGCGTAGAGGTATGGAAACGCATGCGCGAGCTGGGAATCGAGGTGGACGAATGAGCGACTGGGCATTTGTTGCAGTGATAATTGTCATATGTCTCTATCTGTTTGCTATTAATGTGAGGAGCAAATGAAATATAAGGACTACCCGACCGTACAGCTTGCGGAGGAACTGAAGAATCTTTCTTCCGAGATATTTGACAGTATTGACTATGGCGAACCGGTTGAGGACTTTCGCGCTGATATTAAGCAACTTGTTGACGGGTCGATTGAGCTGTGGATGAGGTCGATGAAGAAACGTGGTGACAAGAATGACGCATGATATTTCGGAGCTCGACCTTAGTATTAGGGCACAGAACTGTCTTAGGCGCGCTGGAATCAATACCGCCGAAGAACTCGTCAGATTGTCTAACAATGACCTAATGTCTATTCCACATCTTGGAACCATCACGCTAATCGAGATACGACACAAGCTAAAGATATTTCGGGACACGCCAACATACGATAACCTCAAGTCCGAAAACGAGAAGCTTCGTAAGCTCTTGCTATGTGTAATGAACTGCAATAGCGACCATGGCGACTGCAAGTTATGCCCGATAAAAGGCGGCAGCGGGATATTTGACGTAGAGGATTACTGCGACGAGATTCTTGTCATGTTTGATGAGCTTGAGGTGGAGTCGTGGATATCCGAGAAACAGGAGGGTGAATGAGCGCGACAGACGAACTATTTCTTGTGCCATTTGAGGATGCAGAAGGCCGAGTGAGCTATAAGTTCAATCGCGATGTGGTTGTTTACACTCCAGAAGAAGCAGCACGCATAAAGAACACCATCTTTCAAATGATGGATGATATTTCAGAGATGCAGGATCTCATCAAAGAGATGTGGCCCCATGTTAGACATCGAGCAAGGGCGTGCCAAGAATGCCAATGGGGGCCGGACTGCACAAACAATCTGAACGAACCGTGTTACCTGTATGCGATATTTGAGCGGCGCATGTACCTGCTCGGAATTGAGGTTGATGACCATGAGTGACTTGCTGAAGTGTCAGCGATGCGGGCGTAGTGTAAAGCATCTGATGGTGTGCGATACGTGTGCGGAGGAGCTTAGTCTTGAAGGGCAAGCCAGGATTGCTCGAACCGTAACGGCTTGTTCAAAGAGTTTGGCGTCAATGATATTGCTCTGCACTAAGGTAATACTGACTGGCGGTCAGGACAAGCTGTCGATGGCGCGAGCGCTGTCGAATCGTGACGCAATCAATGATATTGACCGAGCCATTAATGAGGTGTATAGCGACGCGCGAAAGGAGCGGTGTGGTGAGTCTTGAGGCGAACTTAGAAGACGAGCAGCACCTCTTGATATTTGAGCGCTACATCCGCGGTGTTGGCATGACGCCTAGAATGATTACCAATGTCGAGACGGGAGAAAACTACCCTGACGGGCAGGCAGCCGCAGACAGGTTGGGAGTAACGAGACAAGCGGTAAACAATTGCATTCATGGGCGACAGGGGACTGTTGGCGGGTACCATCTTGTGTCCGCTCATGTGTTTCGGCGGGCTCTTGTTGGGCAGCTTACTGATATTTGTAGGAGCAATGGGACGGATCCGCGCGATGTGATGGAAGAGTTTAGGTCCATCTGACGTCGCGGAAGAGGCTGTGTTGATATTCACATGGCCTCTTCTTTTTGCAAAGTAAAGAGCAAAAAGTGGCCAAAAATGGCCAAAAACTGAAATTTTCGAAAAAAGTGGGCAGAGAAAACACCCCCTCTGACCTGCGGTTTTGCCCAAATGGCCAAAAACGGTTTAAAAAGTGGGCAGAGCGTTTCCGCAGGTAAATGGGCCTGTTTTGGTCATTTTGCCCACTTTTTACTATAATTTTAATTTCTATTTAAAAAAATACACATTGTAAAGAGAAATAGGCATAAATGTGTTTGTAATTATTATAGTAATAGGGATTTTCGCAAAAAGTGGGCAGAGAGGCCTATTTTTGGGGTCTGACCTGCGGAAACGTCGTGGCCAAAAATTTTTCGTGGCCAAAAACGTTTTTGGCCAAAGGTTCCTGAAAGAAAGCTGAAAGAAACATTGATATGTATAGAGGCCTCTTTACAATACGCAATCTAAACAGCCCCTCTTATGAGGGGGAAGAGAGATATCGACTGTAGGATTGAGGGCTTTCAGGCCCTCTTTTCTTTTGGAGGTGTGGATGAAGGAATCGGTTTTCCAGGCGGAGCTTATTAAAGATATTAAGAGGCGTCTTCCTGGATGCGTCGTAATGAAGAATGACGCCGGACACAATCAAGGGATTCCTGATATTTCGGTTCTGTATGGGCCGTGGTACGGGGTGCTTGAGTGCAAGCGGTCTTTGAATGCGCCGCATCGTCCAAATCAGGATTACTACATCAGCAAGATAGCAGGCATGGGCGGTTTTGCCCGGTTTGTCTATCCGGAGAACAAGGAGGAGGTTCTTGATGAGTTGGAATCCGCATTACGATTTGGTCGGTAGGCATGCGTTCCTTAGCCCAAGCAACCCCTCCTGGCACAACTGGACCGACGAGAAGATGCTCGAGCGTCGTGAGACGTTTGGTGCAAAGGAGCGCGGTACTGAACTTCACGCCCATGCAGCGGATGATATTCTCTTCGGTGAGAAGTTTGGCGTTAAGCGCCCAAAGAGCAAGACCACGTACAACATGTATGTGAATGATGCTATTGGCTATCGTATGAAGCCAGAGCAGCCGCTGTACTACTCTGATATTTGCTTTGGGACTGCCGATTCAATTAGCTGGCCGTCAAATGGCGTGCTCAGAATCCACGATCTCAAGACAGGTACGACCCCTGCGCATATGGAACAGCTTCTAACCTATGCCGCTTTGTTCTGTCTCGAGTATCGATTTGACCCGAGTGAGCTAACAATCATTCTCCGAATATACCAGAACAACGAGATACTCGAACACCAGCCTACAGGTGACGAGGTCTTGGCTTATATGGAGGAGATTATCCACAGGACAGATGTGGTTAATGAAGAAGAGAATCCTGAGGTGTGACGATGACTATTAGCATTGACGAGTTCGGTGAGCCATTCGACATAGACGAGGGCATTGATATTGTTCACTACGGAATGCCTAGGAGGTCTGGCAGGTATCCGTGGGGAAGTGGAGAGAATCCTTATCAGCGCAGCAAGGACTTTATATCCCAGTATGAAGCGCTCAAAAAGAGCGGGATGAAAGAGAAGGAGATTGCTGAGGCTCTCGATTGTCGAAACGACAAGGGTGATATTTCAACCAACGTACTCCGGGCTCGTATGGCAATAGCCAAAGGCGAGCGATTCTCGTACGCATACAAGACGGCACAATCGATGCGTGAAGACGGCAAAACCAATCAAGAGATTGCTGAGCGTCTTGGATATCCTGGCGAGTCTTCTATTCGTCACCTTCTCGCGCAGGACCCGGCAAAGAAGATGGCTTCGTTTGCTACGGCTGAGACGATTAAGAGCCTTGTCGATGATAAGGGTTTCATTGATGTTGGCGTTGGTGTTGAGCACGAGCTAATGATATCTGACACTAAGCTAAAGCAATCTCTTGAGATTCTTCGTGAAGAAGGATATGAGATTTATAGTGTCGGACTACCTCAAGCGACTAATCCGGGACGCCAAACGCCTCTGAAAGTCGTCTGTCCTCCAGGGACAACGTATGCCGAAGTATATGAGCACATGAATGCCGGTGATATTCATTCCGTGAAAGACTACACCAATGTTGAGCTTGGTGACCTTGTGCGAGATATGCCCGAGCCGCCGGTGTCTATGTCATCGGATCGCATTTATATTCGGTATGCAGAAGATGGCGGCATAGATAAGGATGGTCTTATCGAGATTCGCCCCGGAGTTAAGGATTTGGATCTCGGCAATAGTACGTATGCTCAGGTACGTATCGGTGTTGACGATACGCATTACATGAAGGGCATGTGCATTTATGGCGATCCGAGCGATTTTCCCGCAGGCAAAGATGTGATATTTAACACCAATAAGTCTACTGGTACACCAAAAGAAGACGTGTTTAAAAAGATGAAGAGTGATCCAGAGAATCCATTTGGAGCGCTCATCAAGGAGGATGGCCAGTCCCATTATACTGGCGACGATGGAAAAGAGCATCTGAGCCCAATTAACAAGATTCGCGAAGAAGGCGAATGGAATGATTGGGAGCAAGGCCTCCCGCATCAGTTCCTTGCTAAGCAGAGTGTTCCGCTTATGCGGCAGCAGCTTGACAAGGCGTATGCCGATAAGCAGGCTGAGTACAATGATATTCTCGCGTTAACGAATCCTATTGTTCGAAGGCACTATCTTAAGGAGTTTGGCGACCAGTGCGACGCAGACGCTGTTACCATGAAAGCGGCGTCTCTTCCTGGACAGCGTTGGAAGGTTCTGATTCCTACAACGCACCTCAAGGATAACGAGGTTTATGACCCAACGCATGAGAATGGCGAAGAAGTTGCTCTAATTAGGTTCCCGCATCAAGGCACTTTTGAGATTCCTGTTTGCCGAGTTAACAATAAGCAAAAAGACGTTGCCAGAATGCTTGGTAATGCCGAGGACGCAATTGCCATCAATAAGGCTGTTGCAGACAGGCTATCTGGCGCCGATTTTGATGGTGATACAGTTATTGTAGTGCCCATGGGAGATAATCCGGCAACTCGAATTAGGTCAAGAGCTCAACTTGAGGGTCTTATCGGATTTGACCCAAAGGTGGAATACGCAACAACGCGGCGAGCTACCGGAAAGAAAGACGAAAACGGCGATGATATTTACGAGTACATCGGCCGTGATGGTAAGCCGGTTAAGATTATGTCCGACACGAACAATCAGATGGGTCGAATATCAAACCTCGTAACGGATATGACCGTTAAGGGTGCCACCGTTGATGAGATTACACGGGCAACTCGACATGCTCAGGTTGTTATTGATGCAGAAAAGCACAAACTCGATTATAAAGCGAGCTATAGGGACAATGATATTGAGGGGCTAAAGCGAAAGTATCAAGGTCGCTACACTGATGACGGTCGCTATACAGAGTCGGCGTCGACCATCTTCTCTAGGGCGAAGTCCGAAGTTGATATTCCCGAGACAAAAGGTAACCCAAACATCGATCCTAAGACTGGTAGATATTTGTGGGAAGAGAAGAGGACTGGACGCACATACGTTGATGAGAAGACTGGTGAAACGAAGCTAGCCACCAAGAAGGCGCATCAAATGGATATTGTGAGCGATGCGCATGAGCTTTCCTCTGGATATCCTCAAGAAGAGATTTATGCGGACTATGCCAATCGTTTGAAGGCAATGGCAAACACTGCCCGTAAGGAGTATATGGCTACTGAACGCCCCCGTCAGAATAAAGAGGCGGCTGCTAAGTATGCTCCTCAATTGATATCCTTGAAGGGTAAGCTGTCTATTGCAGAACAGAATGCCCCCCGGGAGCGTCAGGCGCAACTATTGGCCAATTCTAGGGCCCGCCTAAAGAAAGAGGCTAACCCCGATATGACCAATAAGGAGTACCGTAGGCTTAAATCGAGAGAGTTGGCCCGTGCTCGCGTAGAAGTTGGCGCTAGAGGAAAAGATACACGAATTCAGATAGATGACAAAGAATGGGAAGCTATCCAAAGCGGTGCTGTTTCGAGTACGATGCTTGAAAAGATTCTCATGCACTCTGATGTTGATACACTTAGAGAGCGGGCAACCCCTAGAACTTCAATTACCATTACTGATACGCAGAGAACTAAGATAAAGAACATGAGCAATTCGGGCTATACGCTCTCTGAAATTGCTGGTGCTCTTGGTATCTCGACGTCTACGGTATCAGCCACTATTAATGAGGAATAGTATGGCTTCTGAGAATAAGCAACAATACAGGCACTATCTTACAACGATAGACAATCCGTTTGACCCTGTTGATCAACAAGAGTCCTGGCGATTGTTTGACAAACTGCATCACTATGATTCAGAGGAGAAGACTGCTCGACTTGCCTGTACATCCGATGAGCATTCTGACTCTCTAAATCAGCAGTACATCCGTGAAGCCATACTAGAGCTTATGGCCGCAGACCCACTGAACATTTACATTATGGTGCAGAAACCAATCTAATTGCATTAGAGAGATGGATTGAATTCTTTTCACGGCATACTGGTTACTGAACTTTAGCCCCCATGCTTCCACAGCGCGAAATTCAACCCCCATAATCTGAGCAAAAGTAAGATTGTTAGGTTGAAACTGCAAAAAGAGTTCATGCAATGAACGAAATTAAGAACGGCGGCATTCCCAATCGTCCGAAAGCGGTTTAGAAAGGCCTTTTAACATTTTCTCATCTCAAATCAGGCTTTTCATACAAACTCAATTGAGGCTATAGGAGCACTTTCAGGGTAGGGGGAGGGGGTCGAAAAACAGGCCCCCACCCCTATT